TTGCCGCTGCTTGGCTATTCGTCACGAAGACCATGTAGAGCTGCGATCCCGTGGAGGCAAGGAGTATACAGTTGCACATATTCAAGACGAACTTATGTGTGTGATGAAAGTTGGTGAAGTGTGGGATGGTGAAATTTATAAACACGGCTTACCGCTAGAACACATCATGTCCGCAGCCAAGAAGCCTAATGAAAATACACCATCCTTGGAGTATGTTCTGTTCGATGTTGTTACAGAAGGTGTGTATGAAGACCGCCTAATAGAATTACAACGAATCCGCCGACATGTTCTCGACAGCGATAGTTGTGTTAAGGTATTGAAGTGGGCTATAGCAGAGAACGAAGAGCAGATGAAAGAGCTGCATGACCAGTATGTCTCTGATGGGTATGAAGGCATAATGGTCAAGAACTTCAAGGGTTTGTACGAAAGTGGTAAGCGCAGTGCAGACTTACAAAAAATGAAATTATTCTTCGATGAAGAATTTGAGATTGTAGCGATCCACGGAGACCGTAACGGTAATGCTGTGTTTGAGGTGTTTGATCCTCTGGCCGATGCGACCTTTACTGTTTGCTATGGGAGCTTTGAAGAACGGAAGTACCAACTGGCACACCCTGAAGAGTTTATTGGGAAGTGGTTGACTGTGCAGTATCAAACCCGCTATGCTGACAGCCGTCTACTACAATTCCCTGTAGGTAAACTCATCCGGGAAGGTAAGGTAGTAGGTGGAGAATTCAAACCTGAAATCTGAGGAGAAATAATGCAACAAATTGAAACCAGTACTGAGCAGAATGTACCACCCATCGAGGGCATGTTACAAACTCCTAATGTGCGTCAACGGATGTTCCGTACACATGACGCGCTTTGTAATTATGTAAAGTCTTTCCGCATCTACGAGTACAATGTTCGTCTGAAACAAGATAACACTTTTGAAATGACATATCAGGAGGGTTGATGGAACACACCCATGACAAGGTATCAATTCCTGCATCCTCCTACAAATCACTGGTACAGGATGCCAAGCGCCTTCAATTTCTGATTGATGAACGGTGCGTAATCACCACAACACAGATTTGGGAGAAAGACCATTATCGCCTGGAATGGCCCTTTGATGGATATGTTCAACGGAGTTGGTATACTTCTGCCGAAGAAGCTATTGATGCACAAATGGAAGCCTCCTAGAACGCTCTACAAGACGTTTTAAGGGTGTGGGATATACGAGGGTGGCTCTTACATGAGAAAAGAGCTTATAACGCAATATAGGAGGTTTTAGAAACCATGTTAAAGATTACGCTTGAAGGTGGTATTGAAGATATTGAAGGTCTTCTTGGGGATCAAGAAGATACTTATCCCGATATTGTTCTTATGGGCAAGCATTTCTCACTGATCTCTTGTGATATTCATCGTTGGATTGGGGCAGGCGACATCAAGGTTGTATTTTTTGGTCTGCCAAACCTGAATCTTCAAGAAGAGGCAGTAGCAGAAGATGCTGTTCGTAAAGCAAAAGAAAGTCTTGAGGCTGCTGAAGCTACTCTGAAGAAGATTAAGGAGAAGAAGTGAGCCACGTAAAAGAGTATGATCTGAGGAATCACGCTGGTCGTATTTTCTTCACTTCAGACATTCATGGGGACTTTGATCTACTGCACGAGAAAATGGCTGAGGTTTCATTTGATACACAGAATGACCTGCTCTTTGTGGGTGGGGATAATACAGATCGTGGTCCAAACTCTGCTTGGGTTCTAGATTATATTAATGAATCATGGTTTATCTCTGTAGCAGGCAACCACGAAGAAATGTTCCTGTCTGCTTACGAGTCGGGACTACAACTAGAAGGATATCCTTCTAGGATGTTGAGAGTAAATGGAGGCGAGTGGGTATTCCAAGAAACCAATGGACATCTTCTGGATGCTGTATATGAGAGTTTCTTGTGTCTCCCGCTAGCCATCGAGCTGATCCTTCCGAACAAACGTGTAGGGATTATTCATGCAGAAGTACCCTATGGGGATTGGGAGCTATTCAAAAGTTGTACTGGTGTAGAGCTTGAGATGAACGCGCAAGCTATTGTACAATGGGCTAGAACCAAGTATGATAGGAAGATTCAAACAGCAGTGAAGAACATCGACGAAGTATATGTTGGGCACACACCGACAGATTCTCTCACTGTAGAAACTCTTGGTAATGTACATTACTGTGACTTGGGTTGTTTCTTTAGTGGTAATCTAGCATTTGTGGAAATAAAATAGGAGGTTTTAGAGTGACTATTAAAAAGTTCAAAGCTGTTGTGGCGGTAGAAAAAGAAATTGAGATTGAAATCAATACCGATGTAATCAATGAAAATTTCTTGAAAGAGTTCTCTGAAGGTATGTGGGAAGTCGATAATATTTCAGATATCGTAGAGCACATTGCCTACTCCGTAGCAGTCGCAGATGGGTGTTTTATTGAAGGTGTGGGTAAGTATCCCAGTTATACAAAACGGGATGAAAATCTCTCTACTGTCGGAGTACATGTTAAGTACAACGATTTTAACGACGGTATTGATGTTGTGGTGATTTATTAATGAGCATTCTAATTTCAGTTTTTTGCATCTATCTTGCGATTGGTCTTGGTGTTGGTATTACATACCACACGCTGATGAACCATGTTGCTGAAACGTTTGAAGAAGACATTCCAGAGTTTAATATCAATCACGTCAAGTTTATTATTCACGTAATGGTTGCTTGGCCTTGGTTCATTCGAGACATTTCGGGAGATGAAGATGAGGAAGAGTGTTGAGATTGATGTTGATCTCTTAGAGGATATCTTGAGTATTGCACGTCATGGAGCGTATGGGTCAGAATGGGATTGCATCCGACAGGCGGACACCTTACTTGAGGAGTTTGAAGAAAAGTCTCATCCAAGTAACCTTGACAACTTGTTTAACGGTCCCGGATATTTCTCTGGTAAGCCTGTTGACACAGAAGAAAATCTGGAGTAATCTTTGAGCCACTAGAGCATTCAGTTCTGGTGGCTTTTGTTTATGGAGGAGAAAATGGAATGAACATGAATATCTTGATGATTGGGATGGGTTTTACCCTCACTGGATTGTCTTATCTACTTGCCACCGCGTTTGGGGTTCCTGTGGATTTGAATTGGTTGGAAATTATTGCTGTGGCAACTAGCTACTCTTGCACCATTCTGTTCATGCTACAGAAACGTGCTGCCTATTTTTATGGCATTGTAAGCACTTTCTTCCTGTGCCTACTGTTCTTCACTCAAGGAATGATGGCACTATCTTTGTTTAATGGCATTTTGGTACTGTCTCTGGTTTACGGTTGGTTCCGGTGGGGGCCTGATGGTAAACCTCTCGCTGTGTCTTGGGTTAAAACTGAATGGAAAGCGTATGCCGGATACGTGCTCTTCTTTCTTGCTGTATGTGGACTATTCCGAATGATTGTAGGAGAGGGGTCAACACTCGATCTAACTTTAGCAGCAGGTAGTGCTACTGCTCAGCTAATGCTGGACAACAAGCGTATTGAAAATTGGCTTGTATGGATTGTCATTAACGTGTTCTCGATTGGGTTTTTCTTGCAAGAAGGTTTGATTCTTCTGGCAATCCAGTTTATGATGTTCCTTGTTAATGCAGTGGTGGCTCTCTACCGCTGGCACAAAGATTTGAAAAAGGAGGTTGTATGAGTGTAGGTATTGTTTTGGGAACCTTCCTACCTTTCCATAAAGGGCATGAGATGCTGATTAACTTCGCTAAGAACTACCCCGGCTGTGACAATTTGGTTGTCATCCTATCTTCTCGTTCGTTTGAGCCTATCACTGGCCTTATGCGTTGGCTTGCTCTAAAATCCACATTTGAGGATGTATACATCTACCATCACGAAGACGACAATGCTCCTCAGAACCCTAAATCAGAAAATGATGTGGAATTTTGGGACTACTGGAAGAAGGTAATTCGTCGTTCTATGTGGAGCTTTGAAGAGACTGATCCATGCTTTGTGTTTTCTTCGGAGTCTTATGGTAGCAAGGTAGCTTCTTTGTTTGAAAACTGTCGTCATATTATGTTTGATTTCAATCGAGAGCATCAACAAGTCTCCGGCACTGTAATTCGAAACAATCCGTTGGTGTTCCATGACAGCTTGAATATTCACATGGCGCGTTATTTGAAGAAACAGTTTGTTTTCTTTGGTGCAGAGAGTGTAGGTAAGACTACGTTCACAAACGATGTGGCTGAATACTTCAATGCTAACATAACTGTGGAATATGCTCGGCCTTATTTGATGAGTCTTGAAGATAAAACTGTCACTGAAGAGAAGATGGTTGATATCTTCAATGGACAGCATGCTCTTGAGGATATGGATCGTAACACTCTGTCTGGGAAGATTCTCAGTTTTATGGATACAGATATCCTCTCCACTTTCGGTTATGCTGAAATGATGGGGATGGATAGTTCTAATTTTGAGAATTTCAAGCTAAACACCGCAGATCGTGTTTATTTCGTACTCGGACAAGAGGAAGTATCTTTCGAAGAAGACATACTTCGTTACGGTGGAGATAGACGAGAGAGTAGTGATGAGTTCTGGCTTGATCTTCTGAAACGATACGGTGTGAAGGAAGAGAATATCCATTACGTGACAGGAGAATTCTTCCAGCGTCAACACTATGTGAAGAGTGTGGTACTAGAACATCTAGACAAACAATTTTATTTTGAGAGGGAAGTATGAAAAGTGGTGAAGAATTGTTTGAGATGGATGAGGAGGAGATGGTTCAGGCGCTCAATAGTGCGATGCAGAAAGCTCTAAAAACTTACTTTGAGCAAAATGGTCCAATTGTAATTCCCGAAGAAGGGGCGACACTAGGCGAACTCTCAACCATCTTGAACCCTCTAGACAAGGTGTTACAAGATGTTCTAGAGCAATCCCCAATCGTTAAATACATTAGCTCTAGTGTCCACTGATAGTGTCCACTGATAGTGTCCACTGATAGTGTCCACTGATAGTGTCCACTGATAGTGTACACAGCTTAGCTGTAGAAAAGATGAAAAGAGGAGGAAATATGAAAAAGTGGTTATTGAATAAACTAGGGCTTGTAGAGAAACGGCAACTAGACGAGTGGAAAGCCTATGCCTCTACAATCGAGAAGTGGATTTATGAAGGACGAGATATTACCTGTAGCGGACAATCTAGGGAACTAGCTAGAATGGTTACAGTCGATCTAAGCCTCTCGCAAGAGACAAGGGTCATCCTATTCAATGCAGGGCATGTAATCAACGCTGAGAACAGTTCGGTGCTAATTCATCCAGACGCTAAGGTTGTATATTTTGACGATGACAACGGAATGAACACGGTGTGGCGATAAGCATGGAAAGATTCCAAAGCACTTGGGGAGAATTGTACAACCCTTGGAAACATTGTAACACCATCAAAGAGCGCTTAGGTTTCTTGGAAGAGTTAGAGCGTAAATTACATAGTGGAGATTATGAAATCGTGGAGGTGTGGACCCCTGTTGGTTATCATGAACCTTCTTGCCCACGTATTTGTGAGATCAATGAGCTTGGGAAGCATAGGTTTGTACCTAATCCGAATTGTAAGGAGAAATTTGGTGAGCATTAAAGAAGAACTGAAGTCAGAAAACCAAGTAAAGCACTGCCGTGTATGCAAAGATGAAATCAACTGGACCAACACTGCCTCTGAAGATGGTTGGAGGGAGGTAGGGATCACCTGCACTTGTGAGAAGTGCTTTGACAATCTCACTTTTGACATGGAAGAAAATATCGAAGAACTCTCTTACAATGTTAAGAAGCTGGTCCGAGAGTCACCGAGTGTAGTTCTTGCAGGAGGGGCGCTGCGGATGCTTGTTGATCCTTGTAACGAAGAAATCTGCGACTATGACCTATTTGTGACAGATCAATCTGTACTTGAAAAACTGCTAACTGACATTCACGCTCTTGGTTACGTAAAAGTATTTGAATGTCCAAAACGAGAGCTATTCACGTTTGTAACGGAAGATGAGCCTAAAATTCAAGTGATTAATAAGCGTCCTTACAAAGATTGTGAGGATATCATCTCATCTTTTGACATTACCGCTTGCTGTGCAGCTTGGGACGGAGAAAATTTCTACAAGCATGAGCGCTTCGTCTTTGATGTACTGAACAAGCGCGTCAACTTAAATGTCGTGGAGTATCCAAACGCGACGCTGAAGCGTATTGTAAAGTACGTGCTGAAAGGGTACACTCTTACGCCCCAAGCCAATGACTTCTTCATCTCATCTGTTAATCAGATGGAGCTGACAGAAGAAAATCGTGTAATGTATGTAGATTAGGAGGTGATTTGAATGTCGCATTGGACCGCTTCAGATTTGAAACCGAAAGAGTATAAAATGTCAGAACACGTTAGTTTTGTGTATCAGAGTATCTTCTATCACGATATGAAATGGCCTGGTGATGGTCCCGTGATCTTCTTCATGGGAGAACGCGTCCATTATGCAGAGTTCATGCAAGCTGTTAAAGGAGAATTGAAATAATGTTTAAATTCAATATGCTTGTTGTAGAAAAAGATTCTCAGGGGTATTACCATACCCGGTGGGACTGTGCTTTACCTGTATCCGTCTATGCGGCAACACTTGACGAAGCTGCGGAGAAAGTTAAAAATGCACTTGGTAAACCACTAAGTGACAAATACGATAAGTGGATTGTAAAGTTACAGAGCGTGGAGGAAGTGTTGTGAAATCTAAAGCTTACGCAGTAATTGGCCACAGTTGGGACGACGACACTTACGATGCTGGCTACGAGTGGGTAGCGGGGGTGTTTGAATCAAAGAAGGATGCTGAAGCTTTTAAGGTGGAAGCAGAAAAGAATATTCCCCGTTACGATGAGTATGTTAAAAAGCTAACTAACAAAATCCTGGATTCCGTCTACAATCACGTTTGTAGGAACTATGTGTTGGAATACGATTCTGACGCTTTCTGGGACGAGGTTCAAAGGATTCAAGACGCCCTACTACTTAAAGTGTACGAGAAGTATCCTAACCTGACTGGAGATGAATACGAAACAAACGTAAGGTTTGAGGTAAAGGAAGTGGATTATTACAAAGGAGTCCATCAGTGAACACTGAGCACATGACAACAGAAGAAATCATCAAGTACCTTGAGAATGGTACTATTGAGAGCCTGGATGCTAAGATTGTGCTAGCTCTTTTGGAAGAAGTGGCTGAGAAGGAGTATAATCGAGGTGTAAGTGACGGTTTGAGTGATTACTATTAATATGACTAGCTATATTGAAGACTTTGTAGGGGATGAGAATCCTGGAGATATTGAAGTTGCTATCATGCAGAGATTGTAGAGATGCTAAATAAAATTCTTGAAGAAGGAGAGAGAGAGATGAGTTATAAAGGCTCAAACGGAAATTTCGATGCAGCTCTTATTCAATTAATTAGTAAATTAAATGACGCGAGTAACTACTTTTCAGGAGAAAATCCTGAGGTTAGTAAATTTGCATACAGTCTGCTCCGAGACTGGGACCGCACCCGTGGAACGGATTGGTACACTAGCACGAAGAAGGAGGGTGAACAATGAAATTAGCTGAATTTCTTTTAAGTTGTCCAGATGGATTTAATGGGCACAAACAAACCGATCTCGGTAAGATTTCAATGACGGACGCTGTGATTCTCCTAGGAGAGCTAGAAGACGCCTGTGTGGACATGGACATTTTCTCCTTAGAACTTTACAGGGATGGTAGCTTTTCCATCATACAGAAAGGTTATTGGGACAGGGGAGAGCATCCAATCGGACACACTGATAGGCTTATCTGTTCGGGAATGATTGATTTGAAAAGGGAGGAACCTGTAGTCAGGACTTGTGTGGAAGGACCGTCGGTTCAAGTGGAGGCAGATACGATGCCTCATGCTATACCACTCCATACAGCAGACCATGATGGGACACTATCTGAGGCGCTGGCCACCATCCTACCGGCAGACCCGCTTACCGAACGTAAGCTGTTCGAGGCTCGCATGCGCCGTGTCGCACCGGGCGTAAATCTGGAGATGATCGGCGACAGGTACAACGATTTGGACACCCAATGGAAGTTTGAGCTGTGGCTGGACCGCGCTGCCTTGGCCGACAAAGGAGTAAAATGATGAACGAAATCCAAAAGCAATATTTAGAAATCAAGAGGAAGTTCTCTGAAGAGATGAAACCTGTACAGGAAAAGTATGCTGATTCCTTGAAAGTCCTACAAGATTCTTGTCCGCATACGAACAAAACTGTAGAATTTGACTACGATTATTCTTATGGGTCTAAGGTAGAGGTGGATTGCCCTGATTGTCGTTGGGGTTTTACGTGTTACTCAGAAGATGAACCAGCGAAGTATCAGGAATTGATGGAGGGTATGAAATGACACCAGAACAAGCAGTTAAGTACATCGTCCTAGAAACACAGTACCGTTGGGATGATAAGGAAATCCCTGATAATCTTACGGGTGAAGAAGTGGACGAGCTGTACGATAAGGAATCTAGCCTGTGGGACGCCAAGAGTGAAACACGAGAAGGAGAGGTAGAGACAAACATTGCTTCGGAATATTCTCGCAACTACGAAAGCAAGTCAGTAGCAGCTAAAGCCCCTAACGGGCAATGGGTGGGATGGACCTACTGGTACGGTGGAGGTAAGCATGGATGCCCAGAAGAAATTGATTGGATAGAATATGCGTACTTCCTAGATTGTGTAGAAGAACAGAAGCTGGTTACTGTTCGGACATTTAGTAAGGTGGAGGAAGATTAAAAATGGAAGAGAGTTATAAGAAAGTAGAGCTGTGGCTTCTAGATCAGCAAACTAAAATTGATATTGAAGAAGACTTGCAAGAAAAGAATGAACTGCGTAAAAGGTTCGACCACATACAGCGGAATTTGTCCCACTATATCCACAGAAAACTGAATGAAGGTGCTGAGCATTTCTTCTGCAAGGAGTGTGGAGAGATTGAGTTCACATCTTGGGCAAACGGGAAGACCCTAGTTGAGCACCAACTCTGCCATTATTGTAACTTCTGGCGAGAGAAAGAAGATCAGTATCTCTCCGAAGGGTTTTTGATTATTAATGGGTGTACATACTCTGACGCAGGTGCAACCAGAGGGAAGGACTCACATTACAATGGCTTCGCTGGCCATACTTTCAATATCCGTATGCTAGATGGTAGTAGGGAGTGGAGTACAAACAATCTCTGGTGTGGCGGGGACATCCCTAAGAAGTATCGTCTAACTACTATGAAGGATAATGCGGAGTTTGTAAAAACAAACAATAACCCTCTTAATTGAGGGTTTTCTTATTATAGGAGAAAAGATTGAGTGACAAAGAGAATTGAAGTATTAGATGCAATCATGGGGAGTGTTACATGACAGAAGAGATGAAGTGCAAAAGTATTATTGAGAAGCATGAACGGGATATATCCAAATGGCAGCGCATGATTGAAAATGCCCGAGGTGCGATTGAATATCAGAAGAAAAAGATACTCAGACTGCAAGGATGTAATTACTATGTTTATGTGGTATTTGTTGATGCTGAAGTGAAGTATGTTGGGAAAGGTAAGGGTGATAGATATAAACACCCCATCTCAGGCTCATCTTCTTGTGTGGAACTTAACAGGGACTTCTTCAACGGCAGGTGTATTGAGGTCAGATTTGCTGGGGAGAATTTGACTGAAGATAAAGCATTAAACATGGAACGCGATCTGCTGTATTCACTGGGATACAATGAAGTGGGTTTGTATAACAAAGATATACCTAGAACACTGAATAGGGACGGTATTTTCTGGGACTGCGGCGATGATGGGATATACAAACTAACATCTCACGCTTGTTCGAATAGACCGTGTTGTGAAGTTGTAAAACCTATAGACAGGACACCAACGCCTGAATGCTATGACTGAACAATACAAATATATCAAAGAATTCAGAGTGGACGACATTCCCAAATATGACAACCTGTTTATCAGAGATGGTGAACAGGTATTTGTCGTCAATAAACATACAGGAGAAATATCGTCAACTCTGTCCATTGCAGAATATGTCAAAACATGGAGAACAGAATGGGAGAATAACCCTACATTCAGGGCTTACTACCAAGACAAACTGACATTTCCAACAGACCCAGACAAGGCAGAGACACTTGAAGAGCTAAGGCGATTATGTTCAGACAAGACAAGGCTCAGACGAGGGGATGAGAGATTTCTTCTAGACTTCATGCTGAGAGACTTACTGAGCACAACAGAGATGAAGCTATTCACCCACCTAACCAAGTGCGTAGAAGTGTGGAACTACGCTGTTGTGGACTATTCCAATATCCCCTCAGTGCTAGACGTATCAGAACGCCAAGTACGCAATCTGTGGAGAGGCCTACAAGAGAAGGGGATGATAGCTATATTGAATACACAATTCCATACTCCTCAAGGATGGAGGTACTTGGTGAAGGTACACCCTATGATCTTTTGGGAAGGAAGGTACTCTGCATGGGCTGCTAAGTGCAAAGCCGAGTACGAATATGAAGACGCAATTACCCTCTGAAATGCTCCAGCCATATTCGCGGAAATTCAATTTCCTCAAATTTCTCTCCAGCCTTAGTGCCGTAGGGGGCAAGTGATTACCATACAGTATATAAGAGTTATCTCAGAAGGAAATGATATAGAATAGGTAGTATAAAGCCTAATACTCCGTATTAGAGGTACATCCTAAGCATTATAAAGCCTCCTTGCTTATGTAGGGAGGCTTTCTTTTGTGTTTAAAATATCCTAGTGCGATGCACCAATAGGACATCCCTCCCCATCATTCTAAACCCCCTCTAAATATCCTCTCGTAGTATTCAGTGTCTTAGGAAATATCCTTATGGGAATATCTAGTGTCCTAGAAGGGTACGTTTCTGGGAACCAGATATCTATCAGCTAACAGCTCTAACAGCTGCGACTATCCTTAAAATCTCGGATATCTATCTGAGGTGCTTAGCACTACCCACAAATGAGAACCACCCTCATCTGATGATCTAGAAATATCTAAGACTTATTCCTATTCTCACCTTGTACGTATTCAGTACACTTCAAGGGTATTCCACCTTCAGTCATACCCTGAAGTCTCACATGTGATAATTAAGGGTTATCTTATGTGAGAGGGTATATGACAGGGATAGTGACCTTTTGAGCGTTCCACTCGATTCAGTAGTACGTAATGGCACGAATGATCCTAGAGTGTGGTTTGAAGGGTAGTGATGGGATTAGGAGGGGTTATAGCTATCTGCATTGCAGATGAGAGGGGGGTGAGAGTGACACTAGAGTGGCATATTGGGATGCTAGAGCGCAGAATGCGCGAGCTTGGGACGGTTAGGCTTAACAACCAACTGTCGTTGTTGTACGCCTTCCCGATAGCCTAATGGGAGAAATAGACATCCCTAAAGGCACGCCTTTAAACATACCCGCCTAAGCGTAGAACGCTTGCAGGAAGGCTTAGAGACGTTTAGAGGGTGTGGCTGTAGGGAGCTATAGACTAAGCGTTATACGCTTGAATGAGGGGCTTGTAGGAGGATAGTTAGAGTGCTACGAAAGGAGGGTAAAGAGAGGCTATAAGAGGAAGGGTGGATAGATGTTTGATTAGTTAAACACAAAGTAAATAATTATGGACAGAGGGACAGGGAGTATTTAGCAGACAAAGAAAAGCCCCCTAACAGGGGCTTTGTTTAGACTAGATCAGAAACTTTGAAGTTAAATACCTTATTCATCTTGTACACTCTCACGCTAAAGCTCCCGTTATTAAAAACCTTGGTTACTTCACCCTCTAGGGTCTCGGGGTAAGACTTGGTAAACCAATGCCAATCTTTAGGAAAACTATTGTTAACCACTACTTTATAACCCACTCCTACAGCCATGCTTTCTTCTTTAGCTTGATACTGGACAACCCACCCTCCTACAAGCCTGCTACTCCCGATACTCTTTTCGCCTTTCTGAGCATCGTAGAATGCCTTAGCTTCCTTGTAGTTGGTGAAGGTCTTGAGTGTGTTCATGGTGTCTTTCCTTTAGGTTGTTTGCTTCGTTGGAGCTATATTCTCAAAAGCTGACCCCACTCGTCAACACATTTTTGAAAGATTTTCAGAGAGACGCCAGAAAGCCCCAGAAAGGGGCTTTGTTATTAGGTTTGATTGTTAACAGTGTCAAGCTATTTGTTTAAGGAATGTTGAGAAATAATCTTAGATACGTCAGAGGCATACCAATAGCCTTTAGTCGGTTGGTACATAGACTCTAGCTTGTCACTAGCTACCTTAAGCATTTCTTCCGTGTTGTGCCCTGCATTCCAGAACATAATTAGGGCCGTGCGCTTGTTGATTCCCATCTCTTGAACATTCATCTTCACCACCCCTCACATTACAAGCTGAATAAAAGACATTACAGAGCTAATGAACAGCATACCAGCAAGATTTAGGAAGCCAGTCAGTAGGCGGGTTTCTTGGACCATTGCAATTTGGCGGGAGGACATTGGCTTGGTTCCGTTGTTTGTTTCGATAGGAGAGATTCTAGAGACTTCACCCTGAGCTGTCAAGCTATTTTTGTAAGATTTTTACAGATGAAAGAAAGCCCGCTTTATGCGGGCTTGTCTCACTCCTTAAACGGATTATAAAGAAACTTCAAAGCCTTACCATTGCGAGTGATAGAACCGTCGCTAGCAGTGTAGTACGTACCGGAGTTGAAAGCCAGAGAATCAAGGCGCTTATATTCCGATTTGCTGATGCGCTGCAAACCTTCCTTTGTTCCTTTATAATAAGTGGTTTTACCATTGTCCCGATTAAACACACGCACCACTTCAACGGAATACATAGTCCAGCCCTTTGGTTGTTTAGTGTTTCCAGCGAAGCGGACCGCATTTGATCCGCTTGACTTGAGACACTGTAGGTTATTCGTCGTGCTCTTCCTCGCTTTCCAGCTCTTCTAGTTCATCCTCAAGGTCGGCCAGTTCGCTTACCAGTTCGTCCAGACGTTCGGTCATATCGTTATACTCTTCAAAATCTTCATTGTCACGGCTGCTAGCCCAATCAGAGAAACCCACACGGAAAGCTACAGGGTCAACCATTTCTAGTGCATAGCTGGCCCTGTAAGACATTCCGCAAATTTCAACCTCGCCATAAACATCATCTATCATGTCAACATAGTCGGATTCGTCACAGTGGTCACAAGGGTCGAAGTTGTCAATCTCGATTTTCAGGGCGGTAATTTCGGATTCGATGGATTCGATACGGGCTTTGATAGTGTCAACGATGTTGGTCATTTTCTTTCTTCCTTTAGGCTGGGAGACCGTTTGCCTCCCTTGTGGCTGCCATTCTACAGCGTTCCGCCAGCGTGTCAACCCCTAAACTGAGAAAATTTTCAGAGCTAGAACGATGACCAACAGCCACCCGCCGACAGTCTTTACAATCTCCCACCAATCGACGTTGGATAACCTTCCAGAAGGCGCCAGAAGCCCTTCCCGCTCTAGCTGTCGGATGGCCTGTAGGCTAGGCTGAATACCTAGCGAAAGCGCCAGCATGGGGAATTTATCAGCGTTAGCTTTGACGTATCCCAGATGTTCTTCCTTTTCGACTTCATCCCTCTCATCTGGGGAGAGGCTAGCCATAAAGGAGGCATGACGCTTCGACTCTAATTGATAGTGCAGATGAGCATAATCGTCAGCACTAACGTCTAAGGAATGTTTGTGCAATAGCTCGCACAATTCATCCAATTCATCAATGTCGATACGCTTTTGTTTTGAAGCTTTCCAGAGTCTGGCTAGTGCGGCTTTTGTTTCGTCAATCTGACCGAACAAAGCGACGTTTGCAGCGCCGTTGGGTGTGTACAGGTCCGTCTCACTATAAATTTCTCCTGTGGATTTGTCATAAGACAGACCTACAGACCCACCGCCGTCCCGTCTACGAATCCCAGCGCCGCCATGGTATTGATCGGAGGCAGCACCCACCCAAGTCGGTACAATATAAAGACGTTCGCCCATATCCCAGCCTTATATTTCAGACAAAAGAAAGCCCGACACAAAGCCGGGCCTTACATTTTACAGCTTAGCTTATTCAGCCGTTTGCCACACGTTACGCTTACTTTGCCGCATCTTGCGAAACTCAGTGTGCCGCTTTTTCTCTTGGCGGCGCTCTTGTTCATAGCTCCAATCACTGGAAAATTGTTTGGCGTTGGCTTGTTTCATTTTGTCTACTCCATAATTCAGACAGTTTTGGTTTTATTTTTGCAGCACATAAATCAGGCAATCGTCACCCAAATAAAGGTCAAAGCCTTTATAGATTGCTACGAGCATCCCGTGTCGGTCACACATGCTGGACAGCTTTTCAGCGGCAGGGGAGTCGGTAAAGTCGAAGAATCCTACCCCATGCCCATTGGTGGAAAGCCAGAAAGTATGCCCTGCCTGCTCGAAATCTCTATTCGTGTCATCCACAAACTGATAAAACAGTCGTTCTTGTTCGTCAAAGGCTTTAGCGGCGTACGCTTCTAACTTTTCTCGCTCATCCGCTGCAAACTCGAATCCGTCGTCTAGGTTCACATCATCGCCTGTTTCGGGATGAGTGTCAACGGACGACCACAATGCGGTGGAAATGTAACCTTGGATGAATGCTTGTTTATCGTTGTTCATAAATGCCGCCTATTAAACCAATTTAAACGGATTAGGCTTTTCCAGCCTTTCGTGTGACCTATTCTACAGCCTGTTTTGCTTCCGTCTAATGAAGGTTTTCTATAGCTCTTCACTTAGGCGATAGACTGTCTTAATAGCTGGCGCACAAATCTACAGGTGTAAACTTTTTACAGCTAGTGGTAGCTGTCGTCACCTCATAGCGGGACGGGCACTTAACAAGCATCTGCCTATGAGGCATAGGGCAGGCAGCGGGAGAAACTGACCACTGATAGGAATACTGTGCTTCCGGTGTTGCATTTGCAATCGAAAAGCCTACAGACAAAGCCAGAAACGCGAGCATCTTTTTCATACAGCCACCACCTGCCACTCGCCATTAATGCGGGAAAGTTTACACTTGATGCCTTCACGCACGGCTTTGACATAGTGCATTTGAAAAGCCAGACGATGATCGGTAGTCGAGAAAATCAGCATTGGCGGAGCCTCGATTTTTGTTCCTTGTTGGCGCTCATTCTACCGCCTGTGTTTTCTTTGTCAACACCAGAGAAAAGAAAATTTTCTTTTGCTTCCCTGTTCTTTCGACCATAAGAAGGACCGCGCGCGAATAACACAACGCCCGGGAGGCTGTCAACCAGAAATTGCAAATTCTTTCATTGGCAAGCGTCGGGCTATACAGGAACAGCGGACAAAAGAAAGCCAGCCAACAAGCATGAAGCTCGGAGGCTGGCCGCCTGGCGGCGCTAAAATTTCTTCGGAAAATAAATCGCACCCGGTTCTTTTAAAAATGTCCCGAGTCCTAGATAGTTTCGATCAAGTCCTCGCAAATCCGTCGAGTCCCCGGTTCTTTTCTATCAATTCCTAGACTTTGAACGAGTCCTTGGGATTTTGAAAACCAATCAAGGACTCGTTCAGTGGGGCGAAAGCGCCAGCGTAAATATTCTACTCCGCACCATACTGTCTTATCCCTTCCACCCGCCAACAAAGGCATCAACTCCTAAACGTCTCAGGTCCAGTAGATTTGCTTAATGTTCTTCTTTGACTTAATCAACGAGTAGCAAACCAAGCATGGACTAGACGGCATTGGTCTACCATTAGCTCCAACTCTAGCCACATACAAAGAATGTCCTCGATTCCTCTTGTCTTTTAGGACAGCGTGGAATTCTGCATGTCTGTACTCTTTCCCGTCAACTCCTAACTTTTGGCTCAGGTTCTTCATAGTCGGATGAGTACAAGAATACGAGTTAAACCCCTCAGATACAATCTTCCCACGCTTATCCACCACAATGGCGTAGTGTCGTTGTTGATGTCTAACGTATGGGATTTCTTTGGCTTTCTGCAAGCAATAATCAAGATGTTTCACTTAATACTTTCCACTCAACTCAAGTTGGAACATTCTCTTATCCGCCAAGGCGGTCATTAGCTGCCTTACACGGAGTTCTTCTGAGAAGGGCACACCCTTCCCTATAAGATACCCTTGCAGCGCCCCTTGATACCACGTTAAGGAATGTTGTGTTGGTGCCCTTATAATGGAGTCAAGGCAATAGTGGATGTTTTTGTAATGGGGGTCTTTGTTCCAGCCTAACACTCGTCATAAACCTTTAGTTCGAGTTCGGAGACAGGGATTACTTCCAAGACCAAAACCTTTAAAACGTGGCGGATGTCCTCTAAGTCTAGCGCATCTTGATTGAGGATTTCCATAAGTTCTTTGTGTTTTCTGATTACATTGAGGCGGTTGTAAACCATTCCTTTTTCTTTCCAATTCTGAAACTTTTCTGACATACCAAGCCCTCCACTGTTTGTTTTGATGGACATAAGATAGGACAAAGCCCCGAAGCATGTCAAGAAGAATTTTCGTCTCTTCACACATTCAGGGCTTTGTTTTAACGTTCTAGGAAGATGAGTCCTTCCTTGATTTTCTGTTTCATCTCAGAATCTCGTTCTTCCCCGCTCTTGGGAGAAAGTTGTCGATTCTGAATCTCCTCTTTACTCTGTTCAAAGCTTGGTAGACGACTGCGCTCGATTTGGTTCCGAGGTCCATACCCCGGTTGTACCCACAGAGAGTAGGCAACACCCATCACAGTTACAATTACCACAGGTTTCCAATTCTTTTTCTTCCAAGACACCCAAGCTGCTAGAAGAATCAGAACGGGAACCATGATATTCAAAAGGAGTGCCATAGTCCCAACCTCTTACTTGTTCATGTGGAAGACAGGAAGAGGCTTACCTTCACCACCCATGATCGTGGTAGGCAGACGACCATCCCACTTCTCAGCTTCGATCTTACGAATCTCTAGTTCGCGCAGCTTCAGGACACGCGGGTCAACAGATTCTGCAAGGGTACGTTGTGCCATTGCTTCAGTTTCAGCACGTTCCTTCTCAATGGCACGTTGCAGACGAGCCTCTTGTAGCTCGCGTTCCAGCTTCACCTTAGAGATTTGCAGTTGAGCCTCTTCCTGTTGGATGGCTTCACGACGCTCTGCTGCTGCTTCTTGTGCATTAGTAATGATTTTCGGATAGCGGATATCAGTCACACCCACGAATCGAACAGAGAATGGGGTACGCTCTTCAATCACCTTGCTAATGTTGTTTCGCAGATCAGCATTAATCTTTTCATTGCTAGAAGCAATCTCCCCGATACTAAACTTGCTCAGGTATTCGCGCACCTGCGCTTGAACAATCTGTGCAGCGTAAGTTTTGTAAACAGTGGCACTATCAATTACAGAGACATAATTGCTTTGTTGTTGCGGAGAAAGAGACGCAAACAGTTCCTCAGTCTTACGCGGGTTGATTGACAGCGTGGTACGAACCACAACATCCAGATTCAGCTTATCTTCAGGAATGAAGATAGTTAGGTTTTCAGTGTAAGTTTTGTCAGAAGCATCGAGCAGGACCAGCCGATCACAGTAGGCCACACAAGGTTCCAGTCGAAACTTGGAAGTGGGGATCAGGGTTTCCTGATAACCACTCTTGGTCATGATCTTACCTACGTGAGCAGGCGGCACCTCTACAGCCTCGCCACAGCCTACCAGAATGCTTGCTGCAAGAGCCAGAGCACCAAATTTAACCATTTTCATATTCACTTCTCCTCTTTAGTTAATAATTTGTTTGTTAAGTTTATTACTCAAACCAACCAAGCTCAATCGCCTTGTTCAGAGCATTGATTAGGTTTTGGGCATCCTCTTCTGAACAGATTCGGAGATCACTCTCCGTTCCGATATCAATCACCGAAACACCCCCATCGGCGCTGTGCAAAATACCACTCGCTGTACGGTAATAATCATTATCGTCTGCAAAACGAAGAACACTGATTTCTCCTGCTTGATTGGTGCGAATATCAAATTCCATGTTGTTTCTCCTATCTTATTAATGTTGCTATAAGTTTACACGCTTTCAGGGCGTTGTACAAGCGACTCTTTCCAATCGCAATCTCCGGGGATGAAAGATTTGAAGCTGCAAGCCTCTACCCAATGATGACCCTCTTCCCACCTATGATAGCCAGCAGTCGGCTCTTTTTTGTACAAGAAAGCCTCACCATCCGCATCGGTGGCCATCAAGTTATAATCGGGATGTACATGGTCCCAATTGATAGAAGGCTTGGTAGGCTCCTTGATGCGGTACTCTATTGCATCCCAATTCCATGAAGCGAGCCGCCCTTCAAGTACCCTCCAGATGTGCTCGCCCTTCCGCCGAAATTCAACACTCTTCCCCTCCGCAAAAGCTTGCATCACCTCGATAGCTTTCAGGGTTTGTTCTTCGTTCATCTCAGTTCCTCCTTAAATGTTGTTGTGAAGCATTGTAGCAGCTTGTTGAGCTACAAGCAATAGTCCTATGAACAAGATAAAACAGATGATCTTTTGAGCTTTAAGAGACATTGCCGAGTCCTCTGTGTTTGTATGGGGAGATGATATCAAGTCCTCTACCTCTGGTCAACAACTCATTTCACCTGCACACACGTATAGATGACGTTGGCTCGCTGGTGTCCTCGTGACAAACCAAGTATGCGCTTACCAGCAACTTCACACTCTTGTTGAGATGAGAAGCCTTGAATGGTTTGCGAGGATACTGCCGCAGCCTCTCCTGAGACATTAGGATCATTACTCACATAGATTGCTAGAATCAGTGCCCACATATTTATTCTCCTCTTAACTCCAGAGTGAATCACGAATTTTAATGAGACGGATCAGCATATCTTCCTCTTCGGCTTTGAACTGCTGCTCCATTTGAGTATGTTTCTCGTTGAGTTCTTCCCACTCGCTGTCATGTGTACTACTGAACAGGTTCTCACCCCTCTCTCGCTTACGATCATAGTAGGCCATCAGACCACTGTCAACGAAAGTGTCTCGATCTTTATTAGCCTTCCACCAATCGTAGATCGCCTTCTGTTCCAGAGCAGCCTCATGTTGCCAGAGACAGTCTTCCTTCAGATCATCACTGAGTTCCCAAGCGAATGTATCGAGTCCCTTCTCATCCTCAATGAAGCGCTCCAGAGAAGTGAACAGACACACAGGGATGCGGTGGCTAAGGTCGCACCACTCCCCAACAGGCAGGTTACCACCGAGTACGTGGGAATTAGACTTCCAGTTCTTATAGAACACGCCTACAGAGTAGAACAGGTTGGGGATAAAGTACACAGCATCCTGCATTTTGTCAAGGGCGGTGTCAGTGAGCCAATAGGTGAAAGGTGCCCTCTGTTTGCAATCCTTCTCATACTCGTCCCAACCTTCAAAGCTAAGAGCTTGAGGGTTATGGAGTCCCGCTTTGGTGCGGAGCCACTTGGAGAAACGAGAGTTGGACCAGTAATTCCACGCAGCCTGTTTACGGTAATATTTCAGTGCCATTTATAAGTTCCTCCTATTAAAATAAAAGCCCACACCTCCGAAGAAGTATGGGCGTAGTGTCTCAAGATTTTATTTAGCTGTCAAGCAGTTTTTGCAAAGACAAGTAGAATCTTCTACAGGCTCTGGGAGCGGGAGGAAAGTAGCTGTTGAAGTTACCTCTCCCATGCACCAGCAAGCACTACCACTTTTCCCGTCAAGCATTGCGCAGTATGTACCTTTGTTGCATTCAGGGCAGGAGTGGGTTGTAGTGCGTTGCTGAATCTCCTTCAATAGCTGCATTCGAGCGTCACCAGTTGAGTTCACATGCACCACCTGAACAAGCTTGAGCGCCCATACTATCGACTTCTACAAACTTCTTCTCTTGTAGCTCTACAGAAAAATCTACATTCTGCACAGTCCGTTCGATTGTCTTCCACTTGTGAAGGTTGAAGCAATCCTTTAGGCAGTTTGTCATTTCAAGAACATCATTGTTAAAGTAATTGTTAGCGAACTTTTTAGCGCGTCGCACCCAATCACGTTTCAACAGGTCTTCCTTTGCTTCAGGATCAAGCTTCAAGCCCCAGCCGTTGACTGTATCACAAGCCACCCACAGATTGTTGTTAAAGGCGTGCAGGCCATCTACAATCAAACCAGACGCAAACATGCTAGCTTCGCCGTATTTATCCATAATCTGTTGTGCCGTGAACACTTCAGTGAACGGGGCTTGTGGGTATGCCTTATCACCCATCGCACTTAGCAAAGAGATACCAGCAAACCACTTACGGTTGTCGTAGATGTATTGCTCCACCTCGTTCCAGTCATCAACTGTAATGGTATTGGATACATTGTGCCGAAGATTCGGATCAACACACAGCTCCACGTTAGTGCCATGCTCCACCCAATACTGCTGAGCCAGCTTCACATACTCTAGTTGTTTAACCCCCATCAAATCCTTCTTATAGATGCTACCTTCCTTACTGACAATCGGGAAGCTAACAACTTTGTCGGTTCCGGTATTAGACCACACACTGTTTTCCACCATCTTAGGGTTCTTTTCTATCATAAGGTGGAGCACGTCGTCTTGGTCATTCATCTGCACGTTACGGAAGTACATCGGAGAATGTTCCCCATGAATACCAGATGCAGTTCCAAGCAGGGTTGATGCGTTGCCCGACGGCTTTACACAAGTTGTACGAGCTGCCTGATTAATACCAATCATCTTTGCAACAACCTTGTTCCACTCTTTAACTACTTCGGCGCCGTCAACCATATTCTGCTTATCGAACAACACTTCAGGGTTATTCATCCAGCCGGTAATGCTTACGCCAATTAGTGCTTCCCGTTCAATAATCTCCTTAGATGCAGCAGAAAGATATTTAAAGTCAGTGTATCCTGCTTGTAGAGTACCAATAATCGAAGCAGCTTTGCAATTCGCAAGAAACTCTTCTCGGCTGTTGCAAGCAGAGCCACTAATTTCGCACAGGTTACATGCTTGGAAACCACTTCGCCCATCTGCCGTTTTCGGCAGTTTGCCAATCTCTACACCCATCTTGTTACTCCTAATCTCTTAGGGGCTTAATCATTTCTGTTAAGCTCACATATTTTCACATGTGTGCGGACTATATCACCACCCTAGTCTCTTAGGGGCTAACCGTACGGAAACTCTCATGGATTTTATATTGGAAGCTAGGTAACACATGCGGAGCAACCATTTCCATAAACTTGTAAAAATCCTTCATTCGAAGGCGCAGATAGTAATACTGATTCTGCCTATTAATGTTGAACTCAAGGTCAAGCTTTTCTTTCAAAGCTTTCTTCAGGATAAACAAATCCCCATAAGAAAGTCGTTTCATATTCAAGGTAACATTGTAGCTCCCGTTAACCAACCCCCTTTTAGGGTCAGGTTTAGTTGTCACAAAAGAGCCGTCGCACATGTAGAGGATTGCCAACGCCTCTGCGTCCAGCATCTTCAAAGCGTGCGGGTCAATCCCTTTATACTTTTCCGTATAAATTCGCCCATGAAGCGTAGTCAAAAGCGGGTGACGCTTACTCTCCAGCCGCAATTGAGGCTTACGGTCACACCCGTCAACATTGTAATCCTTCCTTTCAGAAACCCTACACCCAGTGATTTGCTCAAGAACATTTTTGCAGAAGAGAATATAATCCTCGTTATCTCTTTTCATGTTCATGGCAAAGAAGGCATTAGTCCCCTCTGTACGGTTCGGTGGAAAGTACAACCCACCGTCACCCATAACAATGTAGCTGAGCAGTTTTACAAGTTCTTTCTTATTCACAGTTTCCATAGTCTCTACACTTCCCATATCGGGTTAGCACGGGATTGTCTTCGCCTTTGAGCGGTCAGAGTTTCCCCGTTTTTAGGTTAGTTATTCAAAGCAGATCACTCTGCTAGGCCGCTAGTAGTTCTTAGTGAACAGTCAACGGATTGTAGGTAAATTCAAGATTCTCAGTAAAGATAAAAGCAGGCTCCCCGTAGTCACGTACAGACTTCATAATGTTTGCCCACTCTTCACGAGTAATTTCGTCGCGCAATAGCATTACACTATTGTTACTTCGGCCTCTGGAGGGGTTGGTGATAAACCAATCTCCAGTTTTAGCCTTCAGCATCTCGTCGTCATCTTTAGAGAAGAGACAAATTGTTGCGCTCCTGCGAACACCGCCCGAAAGAACAGCGTCTGCCATAAACATTACAAAGTCATAAGCTGTAATCGGCTTCATTGCTACGGACTCTTTACTCTCTGCAATCTGCGCATCCAACAACTGCTCACACTTCTGTAAAGCAATCCGCAGACCGTCTGGACCCGGAGCTTTAAATCCTCCGCTAATCTCTGCACCTTTGGGGCGAATCTTGCTGAAGTCGAAGTGAACCTTACAACCCTTGTACTCTGGGAATGTACCACCATCCTCAAAGTAGCTACTGAGCAGCACACCAAAAGAATCAGCCCAGCCTTCAATACTGTCTGGGATGGTGTAGACCTTGCTCTTTTTATCGAAACGTTTCTGAATTTTAGGAAGCTTTGCTACGTGGTGCTTTTGCACGCTGAAGCCGACTCCACATCCACACAACAGCAAATACATCGACTCCTGAAACGCTGCTGCTCGGTCAATGTGAGTTGACACGCAGTTGTAGAGCCGGGCGTTGTGCTTGAAGAGTTGTTCACCGCCAAACTGCAAAGCTCGTTGAGCGCCTAGAACACTTTTCTTCTTATAAGCATTTTCTGCAAACTGAATAAGTTCTCCTAGTTCTGTAGTCATTACATCTTTATATTTGATGCGGTGCATATTCATTACACGTTCTACAGATTCTTCCCAAGTCTCGTAACGACCCTCGCCATCCAGCCACCGGGAGTAACCCATGTAGAATTTGGATTGGGCCATCATTTCTTTACCAACACCGCTGTTAATCAATTAAAACTCCTTACGTCAATTTTACTTAGAGTAATTTTCAGAATCATACTTATCAAATGCCTTATCAGCACCTGACTGACGCCCCATAACCTTAAGGTCTGACCTTAGACCAGCATCACAGCTCTCTACAATAGCGTTCCAGCTAGCGACACCACACCGTAGCCACTCCTTATCCCCACGCTCTGTAGCGAAAATACATGGACCATTAAATCGTAGAGGATTATCACTATCCGGGTAAACTCGATGCTCACAACTGATAACTTCGTAAGGAAGCTCAATATCTACACCAGCTTGCCAAAGAATATTTTTAAACTCTTGCTGGTTGTCTTCTTCTACAGCTTTCTTAAATGGTTCGTATCGCATCAGGACATGAAAACTACGTTGAATTGGCACCATCTTAATTACTCCAACCTTCATATTCTTTTAGAGCACAGTTACCAACAAGGCTCTTCACTAGCTCATCATTCTCAAAGAACAGTGCAGTAGGGAGTCCACGTACACGATAGTTTCGGCAATACTCCATATTCTCATCTAGTTCAGCATCCACTTCTCGGTACTTAATGCCGTTGTCATCTAGCTTACGCTTTAGTGGACCACAGTTACTGCAATTCTTAGATGAAACAATTACCAATTCTTTACTCATATCTTCTTCTCCTTACTTCTTAAAATAAAAATCTACAAGGGTGTTGAATGCCTTCCACACCTCTTTCTCTTGCTCTGTGGCTTCTCGTAGAACATAAGAGTGCTCTGTGTAATCAGGGAATACATCAGCACACCACACACTTCCTTGAAGCTCTACAAAATCTCCATCGTGGGGAAAGAGAGATTCTAGCCACTCCATCTTCATCTTCACAATCTGATATTTATTAGGTTCTGCCATTAGTATTCTCCGATTACTTAGGAATGTATTCACTAAGATCGACCGAAGGATGTCCAATCCGCTTCATGATCTTACCGGCAGAGTTTACCACAACGTAGAAAGGAACTCCATGATGGTAGTTGGTATTGATGAAATATTCCTTATCGTCTCGTTCTTCCAATGCTTCCTTCACTTCTACAGCTTCTGCATGACTGCTGTAAATCTTGAGGAAATTGTTGTCGTTCACTGCTTGCATAGCACCTTCAAAATCGAAGCCTGCAACTTCAAGGCGATGAATCCCCTCCATCAGAACAACGAACACATCACAGAATTCTTTAAGCAGGTGGTTATAATCTCCCTCATGTGATGCTTCTTCCACTTCAAGACCTTCTTCTTTAATGAGAGCAGCCTGAGAGATGATGCTCCGATCAAAGTCTAGGGTGTAGGCAGGGTGTAGGACGTTCCCTGCTTTACGATTGAACTCAATTACTTGCTTTGCTTGTTGAATCAGGTGTTTCATGTTTCTCCTTAGTCTAGATGCTTTACAAATTCTTCACGTACAGTTTTGGTTACTTCATTCTGTAATGATTTACTCCACAGCTTGTAGTTTTCTTCTACAACCTTCTTTACATCTGTACTTGTCTCTTTCTGGAAATCCTCAAGAATATCTTGAATTGTTAGACCAAGAACCTTCGGGAAATCTTTATTGGTGATTTGACCAATCTTACTAATCACATTACTTACTCGTTGGGGAGAATTATACTCCAGAATATTATCAAGTAAAGCTTGTTCTACTTCACTCAGACCAACGGCAGGTTTATGTTCTTTCTTGTTCTTCTTTTCCGTAAATGCTTCCGTTTTGTTCTTGAAGTATACGCGACTACCATTCTTAAACCAAGCAGGAATTACTGGTTCAATCACCACACCTTCTGCGAAGTTTTCACCTTCAAAACCCTTTTGGGTCAGGAGCGATTGGAATTTGTTCTCTGCATCCATACATCCCTTGAAGAAACCTATGTAGAGAATGGGAGTGAAAGGAATGCCTATTTCGTAGGCAAGCCGAGCAGAATCAACTTTATTTAGGATAACACCATCAACTACGAATTCAAAAGCTGCGAAGTCTTTCTCGCCGTATACAACCTCTTTCTGAATACCTTGCCCATGCAGCTCACCGTAAATCACAATCATGAAACAAGGGTTATTATTGTACCAATCCTTAATCTTCTGCTCATACTTGTTAATCACAGATTGACAATTGTAGAAAGTCCCCTCTACGAATTGACTACGAGATGCAACCTTAAAATCTTTCCCATCGTACCAAAAGCTGAAGTTTGCACCATGAATCTTCTCGGTGACGATCCACAACTGCTCATCTAGACCTTCCAGCAACACCTTATCAATCAGGTTTTGACGGTAAGTGTTTTCAAGGCTTGTGAATTTCTTAAATTCCATCTTTGTTCCTCCTATACAATACAATTTCAAATTCTTTATTGCTCACAATCTTAACCCCGTTCTCAGGAACAATCCATGGGTAATCTTCGATTGGGAAGAACACATCTGCTTTCCGCTCGGGAAGATTGAAGAAGTGTGTGACGTAGATCAAATCCACATGCTCCGCAAGTAGTTTATACGTCTTAGCCCCGCCAATCACCACCTTATCATCCATCCATCCCCAGCAGACACCTGCTTGGGAGTATGTTTCAAGAGTATCAATATCTTCTCGGTGCAAGACAATCAGTTCGCGGTTGGTCATCTTAGGCAGTGTCTGTGCTGTACGATACCCAACGATTAACTCCTTCTCTTGGGTAAATCCAGAGAAGAACCAAAGGTCCCGCATGTCCTTGTACAGCAACTCGTCCCCACAACCAATTCCCCAATCAGGACTCACTGCTACGATTGCTGTTAACATTCAACTCCTCCCGAAGATTTACAAGTTGTGAAATGATATTCTCCAGCTCGGTGACTGGGAAGGTTATGTAAGCAGTGCCAAAATCCTTCCCATCCTTGATGCACACGTCCTTGAAGGTATTGACAAATACTTCAATCAAAGAACCCCCTGTATTTTATCAAATAGCCATACTAGGCTTAGGTGTTCTAAACGGAGTCTTATTGATCTCCAAATCTGTGACAAGGATATCCTCCCACTGAAGTGAAAGCAAGTCCCCCAGAGAAGAAATTTCCTTGTTAATCAGCACCTTACCATGCTCACCAAATTCGCGTTGTACAGTTTCTTGAGCATATTCTAGCTGGTTATTATACAAGTGAACGTGGGAGAGGTCTGCACTGAGCGTGCCCATTTCAAACCCGAACATCTTACACAACGCAAGCTGGAACAAACGGTATTGTTGCACAGCAAACGGGAAACCAAAGAGAACATCCAAAGAACGATTAATCAGCTTCACGTGAAGAACATCTTTCCCCTCTTTATTCGGGAGGACGACATATTCACTTGCCCACCAGCATGGAGTTAGAGGCATCAAGTCTTCCTCTGATGGGTTCCACAGGCTCACCACCATTCGACGAGAATAGCGGTCAGAACCCAAGGTATCAATCAGTTTTAGAAGTTGATCCACGCCTTGGCGAGCGTAGGTGTAGTAGCCACCAAAATCTCGCCACTGTTCACTGTATGCTCTACCAAGATCACCCTCCGGTAGATGGCAAAGGTCCCGGCTATCCAGAAACTCACGGCTCGTATTACCAGCCCAGAAGTAAATCCCCTTATCTTCCAGAGTCTTAGTATCAGTCTCTCCTTTCAGGAACATCCACATTTCTTCGAAGCTGAAGCGTGGAGGACAAGAACGAAGAGATGAGAGGGCAAAATCGGTTTCTCCGTCTCCCAGCTTATCATACACCACTTTAGCATCGAAGATAGCTCGACAACCAATACCTGTACGGTCTGGGATTTCAACTCCATTCTCTAGAACATCCTTGAGAAGCTGGACATAGCCAGATTCCCCATAGTAAACCTTACTCACCGGAGATACCCTCCCGTTCAAAGAACTCGTCAAGAGAGATAAAATCCACCACAGAACTAACAGTAGGATCAACTAGCACCTCGATTGAGTGGTATCCGTCACCATCATCCGACAGGTGAACTTCCCAGCCAGCAGTACCTATCATCCACCGATCCTTCTTAATCACTTTCTTAATGACTCGGTAGATATCAGCTTCACATTCAGCAACAGAGCCGTAAGGTTTATACTTGTTATTCGCAAGAATGAACTTAGCTGCTGCTCGTACACTACCTGTCTGAATCGAAACCTTGGAAAGATCAATCACTTCAATACCCCCTTCAACTCCTTATTCTTCAGTAGACTGACCATTTGCTGAACAGCTTCTTCGGTTCCATGTACTCCCACAACTTGCAAATCAAAATACAAATTACCTTGCTCATCACGATCACTCGGGAGTACAATTGCGTTTCGTTCACCACTAGCTATTTGTTTAAGTAGAGACAGATAGTGGTCAGCAACCTTCTTCTCATCCTCCGATGCGTCTACTGAGAGATATTTGCTCGGAATAAACAGTTTGTATACCAGATTTCCACTATTCACTTCAATAACGTCACTCATCCCATTCCTCCAAAATAGCGTTTAGATAATATACTCAGTCTCCGATCTCCACATTATAAATCCGTGCAAGAGCCTTCGCTTGATGGTACAAAGCTTTGACCTCGCGCTCAGTAGAGTTCTTTTCACCAAAACGAGCAATGGTTTTAAGAGAGTGCCACAGTGCTCCACTATCATCCCTGCTGCCTGTCTTCCACACCTTAGCCACAAAGTAAGCATCCATCTTAATCTTACCTGCTATGATGTCTTTTTCCGTCAATGTGTAATAGCTGTCATAATGTGAGTCTGAGTAATGGTTTGGGGAATTAACAACGTCGTTGTGTACCGTAGTCCGAGCGTCTTCTTCTTCATGGTAGGGGTGTACAGTTACTTTCCCAGATTCTAGCTCATTGTGCCCAACCGTCCCTGTGTCATCATAAGCTCGGCCTGAGATTTGATTATTATCTAATCCGTAATCGTCACCCGGCAGGTACAGGCGCGCAACCACTACTACAGCCTCACAGTGAATCCCCTCCCAGTCAATGCCGTAAATCTTTACCATCTGTCCCACTTCAATTGTCTTGTAAAACTCTTCCATATTTCCTCCTGTTTATTTATGTGTTGGTGAGAAGATTAGCACGTTCCGTGTGCTGTGTCAACCTTTTGTATCTTCTAGGTATGCTTCTGAAGCCACCTTCAGATTACGAATCCAAGTAGGGTCGCTGGAGTCAGCCGCTGAGTTCGTTACAACCCTCCCTGTTTGCAGATAGTCCTCTGCCCACTGGACATGCTGCCCAAAAGGCATTGGCGGGAATATCCCTTCGGCATAACATTCCATAAACTCTCTAGTGGGAATAACAGGATTAAAATACTTTTCCATACTTCTCCATCAAAAACTCTAGGGAAACAAACATAGGGCAACCAAACCCATCTTTCACATCGTGGAGCATAGTGACACCCCTGAAATGATTATTACCTTGAAACCCTTTGTAGTCCTCATCAAAAGGATAACAAGCCCCATTGATAATACCAATCTGCATTTTACCGTCAATACTTGGGCGAATAGCCACGTCAAGAGTTTGTTTATGCCCGCATACAAAGCTCCGACCTACAGTTTTGAGTTGATTCATTGCAGTACCACCATAAGGTTTACCTGTGAATGGGTTAGCCAGATAGTGTACAAAGAAAATACCCTCGATTTCAACAGGTTGCAGGAATGGAATGACTTCCCAACCTTGATTTTCAAGACCGAGAGTTTCCATTCCTACAAAGCCTTGGAGTTCTGGCATATTACTTGCCAGCCGGTCGAAGCGCTCCTCGTGGTTTCCCGTACAAAATACTAGGCGAGGATTATACACTTTCTTCTTCGACTGGCGCTGACGTTCTTGCAACTCGCGCAGGGGCGCCAACAGAAGGTCAAGACCCTTATTACCAGCAGCAATGTCTGCCTTCAGGCGACGACCTTCAAAGGAAGCTTTACCTTTGTCATAAATACTCAGTGACGGGAAGTCAAAATTGTCTCCTATATGCACGACAACGTTCGGGCGTTTGTTAACAATGTAGTTCCCTATAGCTGACATGTAGGACAAATCTTCACCGGGCTTACATTGTGTATCTGCCACAACTAGAATCTTTTTACTCAAAACCACTCTCCTTAAATATAGGCATCTCAGATGCCGATTTGATTCCATAGAACACAAAGATAGCAGAACAACTCTACACTCTTACTTGCTCCGTACCAAAAGAAGAAATTATCTTCAAAATTAATCATTACTCATCCCTTAACTCATATAAGATTTACAGATGGGTGGGATATCCAGCTCGGTTGTGCTGAACTGATGGGTGGTTTCAGTCATTTTCTCTCCTCAATATCTCTAGAGCTTTCTCTCTACGTTGTGTAGCTTTACACGTAACCCCATGATCGTCAAGGAATTTCTTTAGGGTCTTGTCTTTTTCCATTTGGATTATTTCCTTGGTAAGCTTAGCGTCTTCAATAGAGATTCCTTGAGCCTCCGCATAGCTCTTATTTTTGTGGCAAGGCTTGCAGAGCAGGGCGTAGTCTTCCAAAGAGCACTCCCATAGCAAGGCTTGAATGAACGTCCCTATCTCTTCTGGGGTTCTGAGGCTGTTGTGGCCTGCAATATGGTCCACTTCCAAATCTTTCTGACTAAACCACGATTTACATTCTTCACACTGCCCCATCTTGACTTCAGGAAATCTCTTTTGCGAACGAGGGTTGGGGTTGTCTTTAAGCTGAAGTCGCGACTTCAGGAATTCCAGCTTAGGACCATACCTATTCCAAAGTCCCTTTCGTACACCCCCCCGTACATAACTAAGCCAAGCTGATTCAGTCTTCCACAAATGAGGCCACTGTTCCCAAGGAGTTTTCACTCCCATGCCGGATCAAACTCTTCAGTCTTTGTCTTAGTGATGTAGTGAGCAGGAATTACTTGCTCAGGGACAAGCTCTTGATATTCTTCAACCTTGCAGTAATCAACACTATCCCAGTCAGTACCCCAACTGTCATCCCACGTACCATTCATAGTGACACAGACATTTAGGAAATCAGAAGCATCAATACCATCTTCCTTAAGTTCATCAATATCAGCTTGTGTAAAGGTATGTGTTGTCCAACAATAGAACGATGAGTATTTACGATGCTCTTTCTCAAACTGGCCTACATCTGCCACGTAGTCTTTCAGTTGCGGTTCAGTAATCTTTTCCATTATTTCTTCTCCTTAATCCAATTAATCAAAGTCTCCGGTGTAGGACACTGAAGTGTGACATCCCCAAAGTCTTCACCTTTACGCACAAGTTCATCATATTGCCATTGGATATAAAGTTGTAGAAACTTCTCCGTCAGCTCCGGACGGAAGCCTAGAGTTTCTTTCAGAGTTTTAATCAGGATTTGGTAATCTAGCTCTGCAATTTGAATCTTAGCTTTAGGCATAATTCACTCCTCTCCTTCAAACACTTTCTTCAAGCGTTCGTACTCCTGACGATCCTTCTCCATCTTCTTACGTTCCTTTTTCACTCGATGATTGTATTCTTCGTCTGTTTCTTCTCTTTCCTTGAAGGTAATAATCGTCTCGCAAATATTGTTATAACCAGAGTCAAACTCAACCTCAGCGTCAGGCCCATATTCCCCAATAAGACGGGTCACACAGTCATAAACATCCCCGAGTGTGGATTCACCTGTAATGGAATCAATGTCAGTGATTTTCACTTGTTCTTTGATTTTCTTTTTAGTCATAATCTACTCCTAGATTTTCAAGTATGTTTCGTACATTCAGTTCTGTTTGATTGGGTTGCGTGACCAAGCAGACCTTAGACAGCCTCTCAGGTATGTATAGAATGCAACAGAGTTCTTCCAAGGCGTGTCTGGTCCCCAAGGTGTCTTATTCATAGGTAATCTTCAACTTATCAAATACATTGGGTAGATGTACTTCGTCCCCTTCCCAGCGTAGCATGTGACACAGAGTAAAGCACTCTTGCATAACATACTTCCAGTCAATGAGAATTTCATCTCCTCGCCAACCAGTTACAACTTTTGGTTCAGGGTAGAGATTCTTAAATACTCCAATGGCAGCCTCAAATAGCTCCTTGTCATTCTTACATTCTGCAAGCGCTTTGTAGGCAGACATATCCCCCCAAGCAGTATCGGATTTGCAGTTTGCATAGTAGTTATCAGAATCATCTCCGCTGCAACATTGCCACAGCTTAAACATCCTCCCGTATCCGCGAACTTTAGGACTCTTTCCACTTGTATCAATGAAGAGTTTACCGAAGCAGTCAGTCTTCACAATACCTTCTTCTGGTTTTTGGAAGTTAAACATATCAGCCCCAGCCCCATATCCATCCTTATCTATGATAAGCTGGAAATGGCCTTTCTTTCGGTAAGCATTCATGTTCACAACATCGTCAACTTCAAGCCCTGTGATTACTTCTGCACCAAACTTGCGTGTTAGATATTCACTAACTTCGTCCAATAAGAGAGGTTTCATCATTGCTGTACGATTGCCCTTATACTCAAGCAAGGTACTCTTACCTACCCGGAAACTTTCACCTTTACCAATGTAATACACTGACTTATCCGCACCGGAAGCTTTTACAGCAGACTCCACAGATAGTTTACATGTGTGTAGAATGTTGACCAGAGGTTCCTTTACCTCTTGCTTATCTTGAATTTCAAAATCATCTGGTAGGAAAGGTTCTTGTCCTTTCTCAAGGCGTTGTTTGTTTACTTCTGCAAGCCAACCACCAGCTTTCTTTTTGTGATGCCCCCAGAACTCTGTACGAGTTTTGAAGGTCTTCTCTCGACCACTCTGTTTGTGTATGACCAGAATAGTACGTTCTTCGCCTACAGATGCACAACTGTACTTATGGGCGTCTAAATCGGTATGTGCTACTGAAGTCATTGTCCCTCCTTAGTAGGCACAAGTTCATACTCCACAACATGATACCTCTCCACTCGCCCGTTCAACTTCTCACAGGCGTTCTCAGCATTATGCTTACGCGTGTATACACGCGTCCCTGTTGACCAATTGGCACGAACTTGTCCAGTTTCCTCATCTTCCACGACCCATACAAGTTTCCTCATTCTCCCTCCTTAAAGAAAGAGGAGCTTTTGCTCCTCTATTTAAATCGTTCCAAGAACATTATTCCGTTAAGAATACTTCTCTTGAATCTCTGCGATTTCGTTCAGCTCGTCAGCCTTTTCACGAAGATTATCCATCTTCACTTTGCTCTTCGCCGCTTTCATAATCTTCTTCACTTCGTCCTTGTGGAGACCAGAAGTGTTCATGTCCTTATCATAGCTAAACTCGGACTTCACTTCCTTCAGGTCTTCCATCAACATGTTGATTTCAGATTCAAGGTTGTAGGTGCGTTGAAACAGTTCTTGTTGCTTACTCATTAAATTTCTCCTTCTTCAAATTCTTCTGGGTGTTCTTCTTCGTAATTGTAGTCTTCAGTAGAAACAGATACTCCAACTTTCTCTAGAATATTCTCCAGATCATCCGGGAAGTTAAAATCCCAGAAATTTCCACCGTCTACTACTTTGTCATCTACGATGATCTCATACATCTCATAATCACCGTCTGTGCGAATTACCACTTTAGGCATTATTCACTCCTTTAAAGAAGGAGGACCGAAGCCCTCCTAAAGTCTACGTCAGATCATGTGTAGAAAGAACTTACCTTCTTGCAGACCAACCGGGGCAAAGACTAAATAGCATTCTTAACCTCTCCATTTCCTATGTGCCAGTTTACATGACAGGCTTGACACATCCAGCGTACATCTAGCGGTTTCAGATAGTCGTCGTGGTGCGCCACAAGACCACCAACTGTTCCACAATACTCGCAATGTGTGCCTCGTTCTAGTTTCCCATCCCTAACAGCATTATTTACTCTACAATGAGCCCTGTATTTATTAGGGAATTTTGCACGATAATTTTGTAAGTCGTCTAAGGTTCTTCTGGAACCTCTGACTCTATCGTACTCTCTATAGTATGCCAACTTCTCTTTCCTATTCTGCCTGACTCTTGCCTTAACACACTCTTTACATGAAGCTCTATCAGACTTGTAGAAAAGAGAAGGGTCTTTTTCAAGACCACATCTCCTACACTTAAACATGATGACTAGAAGGGGAGCGTGTCATCATCTAGGGGGTCAAAAGAAGGTTGCTCATTCTTTACAGGAGGGCTCTGCTGAGGTAGCTTATCTTCCTGTTGCTCTGCATTTGCTTGAGCATTCACAGGACCATTAGCCAGAGAATCCAGAGCCTTCTGAATATCACTGCCCTGGTAATTCTGAGCCAGCTTCATGGTGTTAATCACACTCTGACGCAGGTTTTTCAGAATCTTTGGGTCTTGGACACCCTTGAAGTTCACACCGTAAATATACTTCTTATCTAGTTCAGGAATCATCGGCACCATTACGTCGGGAACTTGACCAGAGAGCTTAATCTTTTCGTTCAGGTATTGCTTACCGTTAGATTCCGTCAGACTAATTTGAATCTCAAACAGTGCGGCCTTACCCAGCAGATTGCCAATCATTGCTGGCTTGAATCGTCCTTGGTCATTGAGAACATCAGTTGCCACTGCAAGCTTATGTAGCTGGGTGTTGTTCTTGAATGCCCAACCACCATCCTCGTGGCGCACTTCCTTCACGTTATACGGCTTACCGACAACCTTACCAACATCCTTAATGTAAAACTCACCATTTAGGATCATTCGCAGAGGATGTTCTTCAGCATTCTCATCACCGAAGAATTGACCTTTATTAATCATGATGGTCGGAAAGTCCACAGTAAGAGCAACTTGCTGACACGGCTTTACCTTCCAGCGTTTGTAGCGAGTTGGTACACCCTTGTCATCCGGCACAGTTTCAAAATACTGCTCAGCATTCTTTTCCAGTTCAGCGGCCTCGTCTTCAGCAGTGCCAGTAAAGACCATTTTAGCGTCCTCCTGTACTTGCAGACCAAGATCAATTACCCCGCTAATAATGCCAATCACGGACTTGGCACGCTTCTGAGTTCCAACAGTATCTACCAGATACTTATTCAGGGCATCCCAATCTACTTGCTTACCTGAGCCAGAATTGCTGGAGGTTTGAGTTTGTTCTACGTTAAATTGAAAAGACATTTAATTACCTCGTTTTGCAGATTAAAGTTTTGTTATACAACAGATTTGAGTTTTTGCAGAGTTTACACCGTCACAGGCATAATAATTTCCTCCATTTCTCTCCTCTTTATTTCAAGAAGCCTTCTTCAGCTTCTTATACAGAGCACGCTGGGAATCTTCCTTCAGCGTAGCAGTGTATACTTTCATTGGCAGGGACACACCAAAGCCGACTTGGACATTCTTCGTGTATTCAGTAGTGTCATAAGTTACTTCGCTATTCGCAATAGCGCCCCGAGCAATGTTACGCAGTTTCTTAGCTTTACGTTGATTCATGTTTCCTCCTTTGTTTAGATAAGAGATTGGAATATACAGTAAAATTACGCTCTTGTCAATAGAAGATTCCTAGCTCTTTTCTGGTTTCTCTACAAGAGATTCGTACCAAAGGACAGTACCTTCTTGGAGGATGTATTCACCACCAATCACCACCTTATCATCAACGTCATGATAGAAATAGCCTTCTCCTTCGTCGCAATCAAGCTTGGGGCGACCAGTATACACCCACTTTTCACCATCCTCGTCTACCGCAAACCACTTGTACTCAGGTCCAAACTCATCTTCAACTTTGCCCCAATCAATGATCCATGGACGAGACTTTACCTCACAAGAGACAATCTCGCCATAGCCCAAAGACTTCTTAATCACTGCTTCAGTCACATCAAAAGCAATCTCCTGATCTTTGTGGTACTTCTCAAAAGTGCTCTCTTGCAGGAATCGTTCAAACTCAATCATCTCTTGAATAGTGTCAAAGTGATAGGAGACGTGTTGTTCTGTGTCCCCCCCAGAGATGGAAGAGATATGTTTACTTGGCATCAGCATTCTCCTCAAGACTATCAATCTGGAAATAAACATCTTCTAGTTCGCCACTAATGATACGAATATCATCTTCCATTTCTGATAACTCTGTCTCTAGAAGTTTAGCTCGTTCTTTCAGGGTTTGCAATTCTTCACTCATCTCTTTTCTCCTCCGTTAACTTCTAATGTGTGTCTATTGTTTCATGGTGTTGAAGGGATGTCAAGGGATTCCCTAAATTGTTCAGTGAGTCTCTTTCCAATTCTTCCCAACCTTAGCCTCCCCTGCCAATGGTACAGAGAGTTTCAAATACTGTCCAGCTTTTTCAATAGATTTCTCAATCAGCCGTCCAACTTCCTCAGCAATTGGAGACTCGCACTCAAATTCCACCTCATCGTGTACATATCCAATACGCCGAACAATGTAGCCTTTGTAAAGGTAGTATGGCCGGCGCTTCTCATCCCAGTGGATCTCCCCTAGCCAAGCATCTAGGAAGCAGCAGGCATAGTCCATCGCAATCCCCCCGCAACTTTGGAAAATCGTATTTAACAAGGCACTCTTCTTGCGAGTCCAGAGAATACGCCCGTCAATTGCAGGGAGGTATTTACCCTCTCCACGAGTTTCCCAATACTTTTCCAGCTTGTCCTTCAATGCCTTTGTTCCGGGGTTAGCATCCCAAAACTTCTCCATTAGGGACTGTCCCATCTTCTCAGGAAGGCCAAGAGTTGACGCAACCTTCGGGCCAGCAGCCCCGTATAGGATAGCGTAAAATCCGTTTTTACTGCGGTCACGGTATGGCTTAAATACACGATCCTCTTTGTCAAAATCAGGGCTAGAGATATCAAAACTCTTCAACTCACTCAAGTGTCCAAAGAAGGCCATTGCGTTCTTAGAGTGTGGATCGCCTTTCAATAGTTCCTCAGCAGTTGCCCCATTATCATACTTGAACGTGTACGATCCTTGAACTCTCCCCTCCAGCGCCGCAGCATCCCCTGCTGCAATATCAAACCCATCTTCACAGCAAAACAGTTCTCGGAACTCTTTACCAAGCAATACTTTCTCACTGGCTTTAGGCACGTTCACAACGTTTTTGTGTTTCTGCCTGTGCGTAGCAGCAATGCCTGTACGACCTGCGCCAAGGCGACCATCGTACTCCAGCCGATCATTCGACAACCAGCCCTCCAGTACAGAGAGTCGATTACGAAGACTCAACCACTTCACAACAAGCTTTACAATATCGCCTTCCATTTTCAAGAGATTCTGGCAAATCTTGCCGGCTTCCTGAATCTTAGGGCTTGTTGGAATCAGCTTGCGAGTTGTTGGATCTCGCATTGGTTTCCCATCTGGGCCTCGCTGATAATTCCAGAGGGTGGGCGACCAACCATTCTCCAAGAACCAATCCTTCATCTGATCTTGGTTCGCCATCTCCATCGGCATCTCAACATCAAGCATACTTCCTGCAACAACTGGATAACTCTTGCCGTAGAAACTCCAAAGTCCCGTTTGCTCGTCAAGGACACCACTGTGCTTTGCCACGAAGTTTTCCCAAGAAGCTGAGAAATCCCCTGACTTCTTGAAGGGCTTGGCTGGCATGGTGTAGTTCTTCTCCTCGGACTTCTTCAACTTTCGAGGTGGGAGCTTCGGCTCTACTTCTGCACGAATCTCCTCCATCATCCCCTCAATGCGTACCTTGAGAGCCTTGGCCTTCGGAATGTCAAACTTCCACCCGGCATATTCTTGGCACGACATCAAGAAGAAACTCTTCTGCCCACACTTAAAGTGGTCAGGCATACTTTTGTCATTCCACTTGTAGAACTTAAGATGCTCTTCTAGCAATGCAAAGAACACACGCTTGTTAACATCAACGTCCCGTTCGCAATAGACGCCCATTTGTGGATGCCACTGCATAAACTCCGCGCCTTTCGGAGAGTCTTTAGAGATCAAACCAAGCTCAATAGCTTCTGAGCGCCAATCAATCTTTGCAAGACCCAGACGCTCACCCCAAGCCTCAATGCCATGACCAACCCTATCAGGCATGAGGAACATGCTCCAGTAGTATGTGTCCACATATCGGCATGGCTTGCCTAGGATGGTGTCAGGCCCGACAGTGAAGCCAATATCTAAGAGAGCGCGCATTACAAACGCATCGAAGCCTAGTCCGTTGTGGAATGCAACAACTGGATTCTCATAGCGATTCACCCAAGCATTGAATTTCTCAAATGCCTTGTCATCCTCAAAAGGATTTACAGACATCTTCTCTCCAGTATCCAAATCTTCAAAGTGGATACACCAGATTTTGGTAGCTTCAAAGTAAAACCCATCACTCTCGATATCCAGTACGAAGCCATTGATTTTCAAAATTACCTCCCATTTCTGAATATTAGATTGTTACACAGAAGGAGGGAGGCGTCAATCTCCCTAGTTCCACACAACTTCATAAGCCTTAAGACTATCGTAGGCTTGCTGAGAAACACTGTCCTTCCACTTATCAGCAAGCTTCGAAATGTGCTCTTCCTTTGCAACTTTGTACGCTTCAGCAGCGAATTGGACACTATCGGTTGATAGTAAATGCTTACTCACTCTTCGACCATCCGTGTTCATTGAAAGCTGGGCGATATACTTACCGCTTTCAGCCTTAATGCTAACACTCGGAGGGAGTCCGTTCCTACCTCTGTTGTTTTGAAGGGCACAGTTTACTTCGTTCGGTAGAAAACAGCAGAACTCGGGACAGTAAATCCTATTGCCGGGTTTTATTAAATCCTTGTCAAGTTGGAATCCCTCAACATAGTTTTCCAAGAACCAACCAGCATAGTTTGAGAGGATTTGCCACTCGCTACATACCTCCACATCCTCATAGGTTGGCTTACTGGCGTGGTAAACCTCGCTATATGATCGGCGGTGAATACTGTGCCAAGTCGGGTATGCCGGGTGTTTACTATCGAGGTCGTTTATGCCAACTCCAAATACCTTGTGGTTCTTCCACTTAACTAGTCCCATTATTTCTCCATTTAAAAATCAACTTCTTGAGGATTGTCCTTCAGCCAATCGTCAAAATCATACAATGTGTGCGTCTCGTTACTGTAGAAGAACTGTCCAGCTACCGGAGAAGTACGACCAGTCCAGCGGCACTTAGTCATCTTCATGGTTGTTACGTTGCGAAGAGTCTCGTTCTCGTGTTCCTTGTTCCGAGTAAATAGCAAGTTACAAGCACTACTCTTAAAGATTGACGAAGAACCCATAAAATCCTCCTCATGCAAGTCTGCCCCAGTCGAGTTTGCCTTGGCACCGCTGCTACTTTTGCGTACATGACTAATAAGAATGAAAGAGACTTGGTGACTTTTCACCATACCCTTCAACCACTTCATGAACACGGACTGTTCTTCATTACTCAAACCATCCAGAACGTCAGTCAGCGGATCAAGGATAATTACTCGGCAATCACAAGCAACAATAAGTTGCATAATCTGCTCCTTGAGACTATCCAAACCGCCGTCACGTTCGTCGATCAAGTGGAATCGGTGCGTTCCATCTGAGTTCTTAAATAGCTCGATAGACTTCTTATCAACTTCTTCAGAATTAAGGAAGTTAACCTTGTATTCCGCGTCATCAATCAAGTCAATCTTCTTGCTAATATGCCGAGAAAGAAGCTTCGTACCGTATTGGGCACAGTCACTCTCCAAACTCACAATACCAATCTTGTGTGGGCTATTGAAAGCCCAGTAATACACCATCTCTTCAGATATCGTGGATTTGCCCGCACCTGACATTGACCCCATGACAAGGATAGTACCAAGTGGAATCCCCCCGGCCATAAGTCCCTGAAGCTTGTGCATGAATGGTGGAAGAGGGATCTTAGGCACAACAGCAGCCTGCTTGATCTTCTCCATCAAATCACCACTACCTACGATACCGTCTGGTGTGTAAGAAGATGCACGGAAGAACGCATTAATAAACTCTTTGTTCTTCCCAGCTTGCAGCATTTCATTCACATCTTTCATCGGCAAAGTCATAACAAAAACCTTACCCTTTGGAAGAACTTTTGCGAGCTTATCCAAGGCATCCTTACCCGGAGCATCTTGGTCTGGGATCACAATGATCCGCTCAAACCGACTAAACCACTCGTAGTGATTCTGGACTTGTTTGAAACCAGCCAGCTCGCCAACAGTGGAACTAACAACTGGGATTGGCTCGTACTCACTACCACGACTTTCATTGTAATCTTTCAGCATCTGAAAAGCGCTGAGCTGGTCAATCTCACCAGCAGCAATAACGCAATACTTTCCAGAAGACTTTGCAAAGCGAAAGTAGCCGAACATATCGGCAGACCGGGTGCAGTCACCAATTGCTGTAAATTGCTTCGGCATACCCCTCCGCTTATAACCTACTAGCGTGCCGTCCTTGGTAATTGGATAATACTGTGCTTCTAGCTCCCCGTTAGTTGTGCTGTACTCTTGGCGTACACCGAAGAATGCACAAGTCTCCCGCTTAAGGCCACGATAGCCTTTCGGGTCTACAGATGTAATTTCTTTCAGCTTATTGTGAATATCTTCATTGAACTCCGCGCCCACTAGATCAAACTCCTCTTCTTCAACTTCGCCATTAATTTCCAACCACTCTTGACTTGGAATTGTGTAATTACAAGAAAAGCAGTAGCCTCCCTTGTGCCGCCCATCTGAATCAAGGCCGTAGCGCATGAAGTTATCAGAAGACGCATCCCTCCCAAGCTTCACCTTACATCTCGGGCAGCCACACTTCCCCTCCACTGAAAGGTCAATGTCGATCCCATATCGTGTAACGATCACTACCTACTCCTTAATAACAAACCCAATAGAGTTTAGATGCCCTACAATTGTCTCAGCAAGGGCGTAGCTCTGGCAGTCCTCCACATGATCGTGCCCATCTTCAGGCACCCAGCCTTTTGCAATCTCACGTTCAGACGCAAATGGACTTGCGAAGTGGTCTGGTTGCCAGATCTTAAACATCACCTCCCCATCATATTCCACACCAGTTCCATAATACTTGCCTGTCAATGGTGCGACTGTCCACGCTTTCTTACTCAATTTACCCACTCCTTATTCAAAAGCTAGCTTTTGTTATTCCCGCTCATCCAAGAAATCCTCAGCTTTCCAGTTTAGCTAATTCCTTAATAAGCTCCTGCTTTCGACGTTCCTTAAGTTCTTCAGCCGCCTGAGACTTATACTTGTCAAAGATCTGATAGAAATTATCATAAACAAGCTTAGCATTTTCAGATGTGAAGTACAAAGCGTGATTATTGGTATCAGAGTAGGCCGGCGAATAAGACTTCAACTCCTCAAAGAACTTATTAAAAGTATCTTTTGGATAGTACTCCCCAAAGATGTAAGCCCCTGTGGGGAACCCGATCTTGAACAACCACTCGTTCTCTGGTTGACGACCATCGTCTGACCAAGAAATAGTGCGGTTATGTTCTTCACCGAACAGGCCGATAATCATAAAGTCATCGTAACGACTACTCCCAACTTGCATCCACTCACTGTTGGATTCCATGTACCGCAACGGGATTCCAAACTTATCTGAGATCTTTAGATTAGCAATCACTCGTCGAAGTGAATCTGTATCTAGGTGGATGTTCTCGCCAATAGTGGCAGAATAGGTTTGGACTACTTCCAGAATAGCCTCACACGCCTTAATTTTCTCTTGCATCACTCTTCTCCCTTATCAATGATTTCCCAAATTTCTTGTTCAACCAACCCCTCAACATCCCCACTATACTCTTTAAAACCAACGCTCTCCACCTTCTTTACAAATTCAATAGTATCCCCGCCATGAGCACAGGCCCCGTGGCAATACCAGCTATTTGTATCCTCATAGACGTGGAGAGATGGAGTCTTTTCCCCATGCAAAGGGCAGCAAACTTTACTACCACTAAACGAGCCCGTATAGTGCTCAATTACATCTCTAATCACCACGCATCCACTACTCTATTCCACAATCTCATAGTCCCTAGGACTGACATACCAGAAATCACTACCGTCCAGATAATCGAAACGACCCTCGTTATATTCACCTGTACGGACGACAATCTCTCCGATAGAGAATTCATGTCTTGAATGATTGGCAATCACTCGAACACGAGTACCTACAGGAACATCACTCTCCATAGACCTCCTCCTCAATCTCAAACGCAAACTCTCCAGAGATAGCTTCAAGCTCTTCCTCGTCTACACAATGTTCCCCAATGCAAGCAGACAGAAGCTTCCAGCCAATTTCGCTGACAGCTACTTCCATCTCATATCCAAATACATTAATGTTCTTGATAGTCATTATTAGTCTCCTTTCTAGAATTCCACTTTATAAGTGATCGAATTCAGGTAATCCACGATTAGCTTGGCAGTGTCGTAGCTCTGTTGATCTTCAACATGAACGTGTCCATCATCAGGAGTCCACCCCTCAGCAATTTCTCGCTCTGATGCGAAAGGTTCTGCAAAGTGGTTAGGACTCCAAATCTTAAAGACCGTAACACCGTTAAACTGCACTTTAGTACCGTAATACTTACCCTTCAACTCACCAACAGTCCAAGTCATTTCACATCTCCTACAAGTCTATAACCAGCGTCGTATAGGTCTGCACAAATCTCCCACGAACCATAACCCTTGACGGCAGATTCCATCTCAGTGATTGCTTTCTTTCGTGCCTTCTCTACATCTTCTTTGTAGTATTGCTTCCCACCAATTTCAATCTTCTCTCGTATTTCTGGGAGGATCACTTCTTCCACCTTATAGTGTGCGAAGAGTTCATATCCCAGTGGTTGTCCGGTAGATAGTGATTTGTAACACATTTTACCCGACAAAATCCCGTCTTCGGATAACACATTAGTAATGTAACCCACTACACCAAATACGGTGTATGGTCGGGTATGGAACCATCCAATTCCCTGTTCAAATAGCCAGTTCTGCACGCTAATACTCTCTTCAAAAGAGTTCACACGAATATACCACGGGTCTTTCTTCAGATCAAACGTCATAAACCTCTTCCTCCACTGTAGATAAGTTTTCCAGAATCTTTTCTTCCACGAGCACTTCGTAATTACTGAAAACGATAATAGCATCTTTCTCTGGAATGTCAACTCCCTCGTCAGATACAGCATAGCACTCAAAATCCACTTCAGCCGGATAGCCTTGATAATCCCAATCAGAGGCTTCATCCCATCTGAATGTTCCGGGAATCTCTGGGCAATAATGGGAGATGTGGCACTTGAATGTGTACCCATCAAGATTGATGTACATCACTGTCATTTACGCATCCACTTCTTGTAATTTCCCCGAGGGTCAAACCCATCGTACTCTACAAATGTAACGTCTTCACCTCCCATTTCTTCATCGATGATTGCGGAGATAATACTCCAGTCACCACCCGCGCGTGCAGCACCAATAGCAGGGATACCGAATCGCAACGACTTTTCACCGAAACGTTTCTTGATATCCTTGAAACAACTCCGTAGAGCATCATACTCACAAAGTGGTCCACCATTCAATCCTACACCATACCATCGGTACTGGGTGTAAGCATTGACAACAACCCCGCCACTGTCAAGACCTGCACAAGAGATTGTTCCCAGCTTGCTGATATCCCAAGCCTTTGTTTCAAGGTCAGCAGCATAAGCTTCTGGGAACTCGTCACGGATTGTCTTAGCAATACCGTCTCCCATGTTGTTACCGCAATTGCAACCATGGACAATCACGTCAAATTCACCTTCTTTAAACAACTTAATCAGGTCCCCTGTAATCTTCTTCACTCTGTAATCTCCTCAAAACTTCCGTTGGTACGAGTGTAATAGCCATCACCAAGGTCGATGGAACACTCTCCAAAGCTCAAGAAAGCCTTGGGGCGTACATTGTCCTTATTAAGCTCCAACACCTCTCCAGTGAGCTTACAACGAAACTTACGTCCAATCCATGCTTCTGGACGGAATACGTTGTCTCCTTGTCGTACAACCTCACTCGCTTCTGCATAGTCCATGTCAATCCTCCTCTTCTTGAATAAGTCCATCTTCCATCATTCGCTTGATAGTGTCAAGACTCACGTTGTATTTCTCTGACAGCTTCTCTTCACGAGTCTTCTCAGGGATGTTTCGGAAATGAAAAATGTCCTTGATGAAGGCATGACAATATGTGTGGTTCAGCAGGTCGGTAATAAAAATCACTTCCTGATTCTTGCTCCAATAGGTAATGCGCACCTCATCATTTACACCAATACACATGATGTATTCCTTACCTACTTCAAGATCGCCTACAGAGAGGATTTCTTTCGACTCTTTTTCCCCGTAGAATGGAATCAGGCACTCAGGAATTTCTACGCCTTCTTCTTTGACAGTGAAGTACCAGTATTCTTCTGAGTCACTCCATACCCAAGAGATATCCGCGAGCTGCTCGGTGACTTCCGTACTCCCATTCTCCTTGTAACGCACTCTACCGAGGGGCACATATTGCGAGAGCCTAACAGTCCCGAGAAACGGACCCTCTTCCCAAGAATTTAAACTGTCAGCTTTGTTGACAGTTTCCCAAGTTTCCTTGGTCCACTCATATTCCTTACCCGGAATGTAATATTGCTTAGCCATTACTGCTCCTCCTTTGGAGCGATTGGTTCTCCCCCTATAGCATTTAAAGCTTTTCTAAGGATGATCGAGTTTACTTGGTCCTCACTACTAGCGCAGCCAAATTTACCCTCAAACCGTTGTTTCATTTTCTGAGGGTGAGGATCACCCCATTCATAACCTTCACTTAGAAACATACTTTTAGAGGCAAGAGTCTTCTTGAATGCATTGGTGAGTCGAATATTCATATTAACATCTGCCCAAATCTTGCAGATGGAGACATCCATATACTCGATCACTTTAAATTGGCTACCTAGAGTTACAAGCTGGATAAACTGAACCTCCATGCCGGCAATTTTACATTGCCATACACGAATCAGGGAAGGCATTTTATGATAGAGATTACTCATCTCTCGCACACCACTCGAACTACTTCCATGAATTTCTGAGAGAGTTTTGATTTCCACATCTTTAAAGACCTTCTGTAGTTGATTCCTGCAAGCACTCACTGTTGTGGCTGTAGAAACGTAGTAGAAGTCTAGGTCATTACACTCATTTCCAAAATACCAATCACGAGGGGCACCACCAGCCAGTACGCAATAAGGGTCAATAACCTTCAACTTCTCGTATACACCCTGAGCTGTAGCTTTTTGCTGTTCGATTGTCATTCGCTTACCTCCTTCACTTGTAGAGAAATTACAACTTCGCATGTTTGATTGCGAGGAATCGTTGCTTCACATTTTTCTTTCAGGGTGTGCACACCACTGTAGCTAAAACCAAGAACCTTTTCATTAGCGTAAGTATGCACAATAAGGATAAAGAACGTAAAAATACCCCACCCTACGCACCTCAACAGCCATTCTTTCATTTTCACCTCCTTTATTCGAGTGGACGCTCTTCTAGCGAATGAGCCTATCTTACCATCAATCTACTCTGCTGCGTCAACTGAAATTTTCTATAGCTTTACACCTCGCTGATAAATTTCTCCTATCCTCTTGACTTTCACGCTTTAAGTGTGTTAAGGTGGTTTTTGAAATTAACAAAAGGCGTTTCGGCAAGGTTTCCCTTGGCTTCAGCAGCTAAAAGCAAAACCAGACAAATCCCAAAGAAGGGCAATAGTGCCAGCACTGACTACCTCTGTCAACTGGCGACCTGCAAACGTCGAAAGACGGAGACCTATAAGAACAGAAATGTTCTGCCTGCTTGATGAGAATATCCAAGACAGTCGTATCATCTTGTAGTGGTGAAGGTTAAGTCACCAAGGGAGTGCTACCTACGGACAAGGTAGTTAAGGCATATGCTGTACGCCTTGAGAGATTGAATCTTATTCCTCTTCCACTTTACTGAGTGGTTGTAATTATCCTTAGACCGATATAAAGTCAGGTTGCTGCACGAGGCAGTGGCTGGGTAATTGCAGGGAGTGAGAGAGGGTTGGTTTATCTAAAATTTAATGGGGTTTATATGCGTAAGTGGTCTATCAATCCTTTGGTGCAAGAGCTTAGCTTCGATGAGAGAATTTCTGTTGTCAAGGAAGCTTTGGTAATGTATCATCAGGAGTATATTTTAGAGTCTTCCCGCCAAGAAGAATGGTTGTGGGGATTAGAAGAAGCTTTAGAAAAGCAACACTATAACAAAATTACAGACAATGCTGTTGATATGTGTTGGAAGATAATTCGAGGAGATTATAACGATAACTGACAAAGCACGAGAACCTGCAATCATAAAAGTTGTAAAGATTGCAGACACAAAAGCAAATCTCAAGCAAAGTATTCTTGACAACGACGAAAAGCGTATCGTAAAGTATGCAAAACAACTAATGCTTTTGGAGGAATAAAATGCAAATCACACGTAATGAAAAACAATTTGAACCAATCACTATCGCTCTTGAGAGTCAAATGGAGGTGGACGCTCTTGTGGATGTGTTGTGCCTCACCAATATCAACACTACGGGTTCGAACGAGGCTACACAGTTTATTTCAGTCCTGAGTGGTCTACTAAATGAATACGCTAGTAATAAACAAGGACTAGTTTATTACAATGAACCTGACGGTACTGTGGAAGTAGAAGCAAAGTAAATTAAAGACAAAGAAAAGCCCCTGACACCTCGAAAGAAGTGCAGGGGCTTTATTGTTCAATTCTTATTATTTTCAATCTTTAATTCGGGACTAAAAGTATTAGTGACATTGACAGACGCTCTGCTTGTTATTGTGTTTGTTATAGCTCTGTCATACTTATTCACAACAACATCTAAACGCCTATTTATAGTGTTGTAGTAAGTATCTTGTCTAGCCTCTGCCTTGGCCACTCTATCTTCTATATATTCAAGATTTTGCCTTAGTTGTTTTTGTGTTTGTTCTACATGCAAATCTATACGGTCTTGAATATATACAGTATCCCTAGAGCTTCCAGCTCCTTTGAGGAGAATAGTATTTAGTGTTACGCCAGTTACGATGATGACTGCTATCAGAATATGTCTGATTGTTTTTGATGTAGATTCATCCACTACTTCCTCCTTATTTTTTAGGAGATAGGATGTGTGCCTCTAGTCTGGAGAGTGAAGCTTGTTGACTCTCAATTTTGTTCAGGAGATTAGTGGAGTGCAGTTGTTGTACAGTGTTAAGTGTGTTAATCATAGCATCCATTCTGGAGTTGATACTATTAACTGCCTCTGTAAGCTCCTGCTTTCCAATCTTTTCTTTATCCAGAGCAATTGAATGTCTTTCTAGGTTTGATATCCTTACTTCTTGTTGCTTAAAAGTCCAGACACTCATTGCGATCAGCATCGACAGTAAGAGAGCGATGATGGACTTAGATACACTCCAAGCCTCTGCTTTAATTTCCAATGCCATATATCTTCCTCACTTCATTAGTCCACTCTCGTTGTTTTTCAATCAGAAGGTAGTAGTCGCCAACACAAGCTGTGTTTTGTAAATATCCCTTAGTCAAACTACCCAAAGAAACCCCCGCCCCAATTACAGTGCAGGGATGTTCCATCAATGTATCAGGGAGAAGGACAGGGATTTCCTTGGTTACTTCTTTTACAACTATCTGTGAGCAACTTGATAATGTTGTCAGGGAGAATACTATCAGCATCTTGAACAACGGGCTTCTGTTCATTTAGGATTTCCTCTGCTTGTTTCAATTCATCTTGAAGGGAGGTTTTCCTACTCTCAAGCTCTTGTTTAATGTCTAATAGAGACTTCTCTGTCTGCTTACATACAAGGTCTGCTGCTTCTTTAGATTGCCTGCACTCGGAGAGTTTTTGTCTCTCGTCATCTAGACGTTTCTCTAGGGAAGTCACAACTAAATTAAGGCGATCTACTTCACCCGATAGCTGTACAGTTTTCACAATAAAGAATGAAAACAGAGTGAGAATTACAAGGAAGATAGATACTTTGAGTTTTGACATTTTAGGGCTTCTTCTCTTTCAATGTCTTGCTCCGTCTGGTCGATAAACCTCCCGACTAGACCAGAGATAGCTACAATCGTCACCAAAGCCCCTAGGAGGGGCATACTGATGTGGGAGGAAAGGATTCCTACTACAGTGCCTAGTGTTAGTGAAATGGCAATCAGAAGATTACCTAGTAGGCCCATGAAGGAGTAACTTTTGATAATTCTTTTCCAATCTTTATGCCATTTCATTTAATTTCCAACCATGCAAAATTTAGTTGATAAATATCTTGGGGTGTGATTTTATGTAGGGAGTCATCTTCAAACCAAGAACTCCCACACTGTAGAGCGCAATGTGCTAGAAACTCAGAACAAAACCACCTGTGCTTCTTTTCAGATTTAATTCTGAACGCAATTCCAATGGCCCCCAAGTAATCATATTTCTTACCTAGTTGACTCTTGGCATAGCTAACAAAGACCTTAGAATCTTTCACAGGGTATGTCTTAATTTCCCAAGTAGAACTACTTGCTTTCAACACAGATAAAGAAGAAACTCTGACGCCGCCTGCCATAACGGACTCGACAACATTATCTCCATCAATTACAGCGCAATGAGACCAATCCGACCAAGTGAAAAGGCGAATTATCAAGGAGCCTATCTTATTCGACCTAGTGAAGATAATATCAACTGAGTCCATGTAATCACCTGTTATTCCCTACACCAACCACAATGTTTAGGATAGAATCTCTGACATTTTGAGTGAATTGTACAGCAGGTTCCCTGTCACCGGCAGCAACAGATGCCCTGATTTGCTCTTTCGCTAAGAGTCTGGTCTCTCTAATAGCATAAAGAGCAGATGAATAGGCAGTGGCTTCAGCTAGGATATCATCGGCAGCCTCCTGCGGACCTCTGTCACCAACAGCCCATGCAGAAACAGCCCTGGGAACATCTCCTAGGGGGTAACCCGCATCTTTAAACTTCTGGGCCTCTTCGGCAGCCCACTGGTACTCTACAACTCTGAGAGGATCACCAGCAACGGCGAGCCTGGCTGTATCTGCTGTAACATCTACAACACCACACAGGTATATCGTTAAATCCTCATCCGATAGTCCCTTTTCAAGACTCCAAACGTCTCCCACGTTTACAGGGTTTGCAGACTCTGTAAAAGTATCGTAGTGTTCCATGAAAATCATTTGACTATTTTCAAAATCTTCTTTTGTTGCAAAAATAGCTACTACAATATTATTTTTAAGACAAACGCATGTCATTTTTGAGGTTCCTTATAAAGAGGCTTCAGCCCCAGAGAGAGTACTTCGTCCTGTACCAACAGTAGTTTCTACCCCTACTAGGGCACCTGCTGCATCAATCCTAGTAGCACGATTACTCGTTGCCCCAGAATAGAAGAGGCCAATTGATCCCATACCTGCACCCGCTGGGAGGAGTCCTGCACTGCCAACCAGAGTTTCACTACCGATTAGAGCACCATCCGCGTCAATTCTGGTAGCAATATTATTACTAGGTGACCCGCCGTAGAAGATACCGATACCCCCTGTTGAGATCGTCGCACCTCCCAAACTATACCGCACTGTCCCAACCGATGTCTCACTACCAAACAATGTTCCATCTTCGCTTATGCGAGTTACCGTATTAACGTTTGTACTTGATTTAGTACCTGCGTAGAACATGGCATTACCTCCCACAGAGGCTCCTGCGTGCCGCCATCTACGTCCTGCCGGTCCCACAGTCACCTGACTCCCTACGAGAGTGCCCGTGGCGTCTATTCTCGTAAGTAATGGCGTTGTTATATCTCCCCCATAAAACAGCCCAAGCGAAGTTGTGGAGGCTCCTGCAACATAATTTCTTCCGGTCCCAGCAGCAGTTTCCATCCCAACTAGAGTACCGACTGCCGAGATTCGTGTGACTGTTGTAGAAACACCACCAGAAGTACCACTCCCAGAGTAGAACATGGCATTACCTCCCACAGAGGCTCCGCCATGCAGTCTTTTCGGACTTCCTACATTACTTTCACTCCCAACTAAGGCACCGTCTACATCTATTCTAGTTAGCAAGTTTGTTGCAGGGACAGCTCCACCGAAGAACATTCCCACATAAATCGGAGTAGGACTTCCGTCTGGCCATACCTGAACAGTGTTGAAATATATTTCCGAAACGTTAATCCCGTTGAAGTATATTTCTGTCAGTGGTATTGTATTAAACTGAAAAGCCATAACTTTCCCCAATCTTCAAACCGTCTGCCAGAGACAGCATCTCCGGTTGATTATAAGAGAGTGTTTGAATTATCTCTGGTTTTAAAATATTCTCATCAACTAGACGACTAAGAACGTTCCTGTCTTTTACGACTGACTCCATTGTCAATGGAGAGATATGCCCAATTGAGTAGACCTCACTCTTGACTTTCAATACAAGTCTTTCTTGTGCTTCTCTAGCAAAATTGAGTTCGTACATTTCTCTATCAGATTTTCCAGGAACCCTCTCTTTCTCTGCCTCTTCGATAAGTCTGGTCTCAAATAATTCAAGGAATCTGATCTCGTCTCGACAGTCTTGGATAAGGTCTTCCCTGTTTGACTGAACAATCTCCTCTTCTTCTCTCTCCCAGATATCCAAAGAGTCTTTCGTTGCCTCCCACTTACGCTTGTGAAGTTCCGCAATAGCAAGTGCCTGTCTACGATCTGTCAGGAAATTTCTGATAACCCGAAGACGTTCCCATACTGTCAGACCATCCACTTTGATTAGATAGTCATAGTTCCTGTTCACTTGAGACATCAGGCATCACTCCCATCGTTCGTAATATACAACGTTGTTCCATCCAGTCTTACTTTGATGCCACCAACAACAGTAGAGGACGCATTAGGGATAGAACCTCCACCACCTCCAGTATTTTCAATAGTAATAGTGTCAGTACCTTGGGTTACAGAAATTCCAGCGCCTGCTACAATACTCCGTAGCTTTAAGTCAACTCCAGATTTCTCTTTAAATACCCCAGAACCAGCCCCTACGTTAGAGGCTGTGTTTACTTCACCTGTAGCAATTACTACATCGCCGGAACCAAGTAGAGAGTTACCATTGACCGTCTTGATATTATTACCAGAAACAAGTGTATCTTGCTTTGCATCCAGCGCGGCCTGTAGACCAATAATATTGGCAATTTGGTGGGTGTGTACGTAAGGAGAAAACGCCAGTACCCAATAAGTACCCGCAATGTCTATGGTGGGGTCTTGAACTACTGTAGTAGGTCCTGTATTTTGTACAGACTTATAGAGATTCCCATTACTGCCCTGTACATAGGATTTATTCGCAATGTAATCAGTTGTAGCATCCCACTCAGCAATCCCTCGCTCGTTGACGTGGGCATTGAAGGCATCCTGTCTATTCTGTACCCAGTTTTCTACTTGAGCTTTGGGCACCTCTGCTACCCAACCTGTCTCCATTTTAGCATCTGTCGGAGTTTCTACGTCCCCAAGAGCTGCCCAAATCTTTGAAGATATGTTAGCGGGTTTATTTGTAGTCATTACTCACCTCTCTTGATTTCATTACTGAGAGAGTTCCAAAACTTCTCAAATTCTTTATATTCTCTAGACTCTGCATCCACTTCACCGAGACAATAAGGGATTGTATTTTCTCTGCGAGTAACCAAACCTCTAAGCTTATTCCCACCGGCATAAACCCATCGAGTGAGTTGCTGGCAAGCTGCCTCGTACTTCCCTTCACGGATCAAAGAAACCAGTGTACTAGAACGAACATTACCGACACCAACATTGAAAGTAAAATCAGTAAGCGCTGCTCTCTGCCAGTTACTTGAGTAGGGAATCTTTAAAGAATCCAACTCTTTCTCGTGCTTTACCCAATCTATCACAAATATATCTACGCACTCATCTTCTGTGTAAGAGGCTTTAGCCTGACTTTCGAAACTAGCATGCCCAATACAATAGGTTTGGATTCCTACAGGATCGAAGTAAGTCTCTAAAGAAACCCCTTCGCTTGGGACAGTGAGATTAACTGCAACATAAGCCCCACTCATAGAGAGACCTGCTGCAAAGAAAGCCGCTATGATTTTTTGCTTTAAACTTTTCAAGGTCTCTCCTTATATTAGAATTTAATAATCCCCAGCATGGCGATATTCTTCATGCGAGTCTCTGTTCCGCCTGTTGAGGCGTTATTCATCGTAATTGTGTGACTGTGTTGACCCGCTTGTGCTGCTGAACTAGTAATAGTATGTGTGTGTTGTCCTGAAGACTGAACAGTTGCGGTGTGACTATGCAACCCGCTCGAAGATGATGCCATAGAATGCGTGGTCCATGTTGGGTCGTTTGACGGACCGGATGTAGTCCTAGTATTTCCCGCAAAGATTTCTCCGTTCCCAGAAATTCTCCTTATATATGTCTCCGTGTGGGTGTGGTCACCTGCATCTGCAATGCTGGCTGTGTGAGTATGTTGACCACTCCCTGCTGAGGTGCTCGTAATAGTATGTAAATGTTGACCCGCTTGTGCTGCTGACGCAGTGTTGTTATGGGTGTGACTGGTAAACAAATCGCCCTGATAAGACCCTTGAACTCGTGAAGGGTCTAGGTTCCTACCTCGGTCAACACCGCGAACAACGACACCTCTCATATCCGGTAGGTTGAATGTTGTACTCCCGTTCCCGTTACCGTATGTAGTGCCAATGACTGCGAACAGGGCTGCGTAAGTTGTACGACTAACAGCACTACCATCTGCAATCAACCACCCTCTTGGGGCAGAGGTGCCAGCAAACATCTGAGTAGAACCCGTAGGGACCATTGCCTCATATGGAGAGAATGCAATGTCCCAATACACTGGATTATTTACCGGCTGGTTTGTATTTGTAACTAGACAACGATAAACAATCCCAGAAATGGGATCAACAACATAGCTCTTACTAGCTTGATATTCAGTCTCACCATCCCAGTAAGGGATACCGTGTTGGTTAACATGAGCATTGAAATTATCTTGCTTGTTGTCTAGCCAGTTCTGTACTTGGTAAGGGGGCTTTTCAACTTCCCAACCAAGGTCGATCTTGCTTACATCTGGAGCGGATTTTAGTCCACCCTCTGCCCATCTGTTATTAATTCCAGAAGGCTTAGAAATATCAGGCATTTATATTCTCTCTTAATTAAACGGGGTTGATCTGGTTGTTGTCTTTATCAAAGAACAGAAGTTGAATACCAAGCGGCTTCAGCATGAAAGGGGTTAGATTCCCGTCTTTGTCTGGAATCTGAGCGTGAAGCATCCAGATTTCGAGGAGTGTTAGAGGACGAGTGAACCTGACCGAGACTGTAGGGCGTCCGGTGGCCGTAAGGTCTGTTATGCCGTCCCAGTAGATACCACCAGGGGTGTTTCCATCCGTATATCCAGAGACATCTGTAGCCCCCTCATAACCGAACCATTGTACATCCTGGGTTTCAACGTAAGTCCCACTACTCCCTAAACTTCCGTCCCCAAACACATAGTCCAAGAAGGTTAGGAAGTCGTCCGTTGTGCCTCTAGAACTGTTCTTAATGATCCTAGCTCTAATCATTCTCCGGTAAGAGTCATCGTCAAGTGTAACGTTCCCCCCCAAGGGGGCACCCTGTGAGTACCAGAAGCCACCAACAGAGGCATCGTTTAAGTCACCGAAGGTGTCGGCAGTAATGTCCTCAAGGAAGCCGAAGAACGTGTACAAAGCCGCTTGAGCCTGGACTCTTGGTTGCCCTACCAAGTCTCCGATGATATCTAGTTGTTTCCCTTGAGCTGTGTCCAAGGAGCGATACTGGAGAAGGTTATTAATCTCTTGGAATAGGGCACTGTGTTGTAGAAACATTATTTGAAGATGCTTTTGGAATACAGGCTTATCTTTATAATGCTCTGTAATCCAAGAAAGAGCTTCTTGGTAGTAATCTTTTGAAGGTAATGCTGGATTAATCACACTACCTCCTTACGTTGTAGTGATAGTGATGTTGTCTGCGCTAAAAGAAGCGATCTCGTCGTATGCAATCGCAATATTTGACGTACCAATAGGGGAAGCTGTTGTCCCAATAGTCATAGAGCTGACATAGTGTCCTCTGACTTGGTTGATTGGAGTGAACAGGCGCGTATAAATAACATCGTCCCCAATCTGATATGTCCCTACTGTAAAGTCAATAACCGCTTGCTTGATCTGGTCAATACCGTCTCCGGGGAATACGTCAGGGTCAAGTACAATAGTAAGATCAATATAGATAGGCACTTCAGTAGGTCTTGAGAATTTTACGGTACGGTTGCTCCCACGAACATCCTTTGCAATGGCACTTGTATTCCCTTGAGGAGCAATACCTAGAGGTTTATTTCTCCAAACTTCTTGAGCAATTTCAGCATCATTTCCACCGGACACCACAGCAACATAAGAATAAGGGGGAACGCCGTTTACTGTGACACCACTATCATTCTCTTCAATATTGACGCTGTAAACGCCCTCAAGATTACGCAATGCAGAATAGAGGGAGTCCCACAGGTTGCTTGCTCGTGTACTTCTTGAAGTTAACAGGCGATCTCTGAGTTCTTCGTCTGTTTCAGGATTTCTGCCCGGAATGGCAGGATTTGGGTTAGTTACAGAACGCCAACCAAGAATGGGAGTAGAGATAGATACAATTGTATTAGAATCTTGTTGCAGCGGACCAACTTCTGTTGCTGTGGCAGTCACAACCATCTTCATTTGAGATAGTTGAATATTACTCGTGATCGTAAATACTGCCGGGGATGTTGGTTGCAACCTATCAATCGAGAGTGTGTTACCAACAAGAGATGCTGAAAGCTGTGTATTATGAACAGAGTCAATTACGAATTTAATTCCCTCAGCAACTTCACGCTGGGTCTGGTTGCCGGGAGAAGTGAATGTAATTGTAGACGTGCTTGTTCCAACACGATACGTAATGATGTAATCTTGAGGGGTAGCTGCTGGTGCTGGGATAACAATGATAGATGCAGCATAGTTTGTAATGTTTGCACTTACATTGTTATTAATTTGCCATTCAGTTCCAGTGTCTGTAGCTCTAACAATAGAACCTTGAGGGACTGTTGTAGCCGCATCCATCAGGAGAACTAACTGCACAGAAGAAGCAGTGGCTGGTTGAGCCTCTAGGCCCACTAGCTGGGCTAAATTCTTTAGTGGAATACCTTCGGCTGAGTTAGGATCAAAAGCGCTGTAAACGCCTTGTAGGGCCTCCCAGAGATCAGCTAGGGAAGGACTGACAAGGTTTACAAGTCTTCCGATGTTACTGCTGTCACTTGTATCTACAACGTCATTTGGGTTAGTCAACAAATCCTGGAATACTGGGACGGATTGTTCCTTCAACCCGCTGATAATTTGTGGCAGGCGTTTGAGTTCAAAACCTGCCGGTGTTAGTCCTGCCATGCTTTCCCCTGATTAGAAAATATTACTAATAGTGACAAGTTCTGAAACAGCTTGCCTTTGAGTGTCCCTAATTTTAAAGCGACACTGATATGATCTTGTGAGTCCATCTAGAGAAGATTCCCAATACGAGATTTCTGAAACACCATCTTCATCTAAAATTGCTTCTTGAATAATTCCGTCAATGAACTCTTTAGTGATTAACTTCTTGCCGAGGATTTGTCCTAGATAGTCAACACCGTAAGTTTCATTGAACAGCCACTCACCAGTAAAGGTGCGTAGTTTAATGTAAACTCGTTGAATAACTACGTCAGGAAAATCTGATTTAACCTGAGAGGGTCCGTTATTCCAAACAAGGTCCCCTGTCTGCTTAACATCCATAAATAAGTCCACGATTGCTCCTTATACTGCCGGCTGGGTAAATGCTGTACCGGGGGTAGTAGTCCAAGAGTAGCTATGAACGTGAGAAGCCATTTCAACACCATTGACTTTAACGGACGGCGCTGCAACATAACCGGATGCTGTGAGATTACCCGTTAAATTAATGTTCCCATTCCAATTTGTTTCCGGCACATTAACTTCCATAGTCTCGCTATTAATGGTCACTTCTCCAGCATTAACTGTTACGGACTGGTTTGTATTCACTGTAACGCCACCAGAGACATGTAATCTAATCTCTGTTTCTTCCGGAGTGCCCATGTTGTGATATAGCACCACATCATTGACATCATGAGTCCACGAACGCTTGGCCTGATCTTGTAAAGACATCTGCATTGGGACAACGCCTACTGTTGCGTAGCAGTCGTTTAGGTTGAAGCGCCTATCGTCTGTCGGGGTAGATGTTCTACCGTTACCACGCTTCCATACGTCCAAGCTGCGCATCGAGAAGTGCAACCAACAAGGGTCTCCAACTCTGACAGGAACTACAACTCCACCAATCATGCTTGCAAACTGCTGTAGAGGGACGTTCAATACAGTAGCGTGCTCCATAACCCTACCCTGCTCATCCACAATATTTAGGGAAGGTAGTACGTCCAAGTATTGTTGTTTCCCATCATCCCTGACTGTTACAATAACTCCCGGCATCGACGTGTAAACATCTTTAAGACCCTGTTCTGTCGCAGCTTTTAAGACTTTAGACAATGTTACCTGTTGAGACATTAACAGCTCCTGTTTTATCTGGTCTTAGAAGGAGTGCCCACCTATGGTTTCCATCTTGTCTGTACCTAGAACAATTAACATCGCAAAGCCAAGTGCTAGGAGAGTGGGATGTTCCGCTGAATCTCACAGTATCTACTTTGTAATAATCAGTGAACCCCTCGTACTCAAGACGAATAATCCCACCAGCTTGAATTCTTGGATTAAGCAAACACTGGAATGTGATGCCAGCACTATTTGAATTCTGTTCTGTGGAATCTTCTGATCTGTAGGGTCTCCCAACTAAACCAGATAGCTGATTGATTCTATAAGCCTTCTCAACATTCAGTTCCCAGCTCATTCCAGCATCAGCAACAAACAGCGTGTCGTTATCAATGTTCCAATCGAGCTTATAAGCTTTAGCGAGCTGTTTGAGAAGGGAGTAAGGATTCCCCATTAAACTATAACCGTCTGGCAAAGTCTTGGATAGGAAGTCACCTTGAGCAGTTACTTTCTTAATGGAAGGGACTTTAGAAACGATGTGATTGATAACATCTCGCACAGTCTTACCAGCAGGAATAGTGTGGCTTATATGAATATCGGAGAGTTCTGTAAAGATCGGAGTTACGCGGATTTCTGTAATGACCTCCGCCTGTTCGGGACTGGTCTTTACAGAAACAGCTTCTCCAGAAAAGAGATAAGTTAGGTTCCCTTCTTGTTGATAACCAACTTTTAAGATCACCTGCACCTCACCTCTTTCTAGGAGGGTTTGTTTTTCTCTGGCTAAGTTCCAGATACGGATTGTGGCATGATTGGATTGGGATGTTGCGGAGCTGGAATCTTTCGTTACTTCAAAAGACATATTCAGATCATTGATTTCCCAACCCCTTCCTGACAATCTATCACTCACTGTCAAGGAGTAAATAATCCCAACTTGCATCATTCCTCCGTTTCATATACATAGAAAAAATTAAACCATGTTGACAGGTTTTGAGGCTCTGTCTTATACTTCTCAATACTGTTACCAATAGGTACTAGAAGGAAGTAGCCCGTCAGGCCCTCTAGAAGATACCCTTCAGCAATCTCATGCTCTGGGGTAATCTTGATGCCTTGTAGGAGATAATTTTCAGCACCAGTTTGGCGAATGTCTAGATACCAAGATTGCATTCTAACGTTATAATTGAATGTCAGATCAAAGGATGTGCCTTGAAGGTCTGTTGAGTAAAGGTAAGAGGGGTCAGAGTAGAGTGGCAGCGGCACAGCTTCAAAAATCATAAAGGTAGTACCCCTACTGTCTGTTGTGCTAGATTAGCTAATAGCCCTTTCTTCTCGTCCTCTTCAGGCTCTAGTAATTGCTTCAACGGAGACCTGTCCGATACACCTTTATCTTGGGTTTCCTTTGCCATTATTGCAGTTTCCATACTAATAGACTGCGATACATACGCCGGAACTGTCGTTTGTTGGAGATTAACAAACCTAACTTGCTCAAAAGTCATATCGACAATAAGAGCATCACCATGATCCGGCTCGTACCTACCTGTAAATTCTGTCAATACAAGGTTCTTTACATCCTTCCTCAAGCCTGTATTTGAAAGCTCAAATAGGGTACAAAGAACTACAGAGTTGTTGTAGGATTGATTGCGTCTGTTATATGTCAGACGAGTAAACAAATCCCTAACTTTATCCAGAATGTCGGAAGTTCTATCGTCTGGCTCCTGACCACCTTGTAAAGTTGGAGTTGTTGAAGATAGGAACTGAGTTGCAACATCAGGAAGATACTTCTTCAATCCTGATAGAAGAGCTTCAATTTGAGTGTTGGCATTTTCACTGAAGAACCTATTATTGTTCATGGGAGTCTCACCTCCAGGGACAATAAGGTTGCTTGTACGGATACTAATGTCTGCTGGACTGATAATGCCACTTACTTGAATAACAGGATTTTCATTAACAACGTGGTCAGTAATTGATACGCCAGCGTCTAGAGGGTACTTACTCGTCTGACTCCTGTAGTTTGTTTGGTAACGTGTTGTAGTGTTTAGGTAAAAAAGGGCAGAAGATTTCTGCCCAGATTGACCAATACGAATTGCTATGGACAAATTACCCTCCGCTACCGATAGTCATAAAGTCTGTATACTCTGCTTCTAGAATTCTCTTAACATCCCTTGAGAATTGTTCAGGGTTATTAGTCGTTACATTTATCTGAACTGCACCCGGTTGGAGAGTGTTCGTGCTATTGTTTTGAGCACTCCCAGTTGCTTTTGCAATATGACTGGACACGATATCTTGAACGCTCGGAGACCATTGTTCCGCAGGATGAGACGAGAAACTTAAATCTTTGTTACGCTCTTGGATTCGTTGTAAATGCGCCGCCCTGCCTCCAGTCAGGAGGTTGGTTGTCAACCCCGCCCCGTAGGCTGTAGCGCCACTAAGGAATAAAGGAAGAGACGCCGGGGAAGGAACAATTCCTGCAAGCATCAAACCCGCTCCAAATTCCTGTGCCCTATTGCCAGCGTAGCTTGGACCATCTCCAACAAGAGTTTTCTGGATTGCTACACCACCCGTTGCCATCACAAGCGGGACGGCAGCTTTGCCGAGTGTGCCTGCTACTTTCTTTGCTGCTACAGTAGTCGCTACTTTCTTTGCTGGTTTAATAGAGTCTGGGAGTATATCATAAGCTGCTTTTACCATTGACATCGTTTTATACACAGCGTAGAACGCCGTACCTAATGCAGTTGCCCACCCAAGCACGCCAGCAGTCTCGTCATATTTCCAACCCATCATCTGCTCTAACCACAACATCAAGTCTCTGGTGTATGAGTCTTTCCCCTGTACACCATAAGATATATCAGATATTGCAAGCATCAACAGTGTAAACTTAGCAGCGAGGCGACCCACTTTGGTCCCCAACATACCCATGAGTGCAGCAAATGCCACTATATTCTTCTCTGACCATCCGAATTGTTGATTAAGGTAGCCCACTATGGTGCCTAGTGTCCCAATCAATTCAATCGGTGCTCTAAGAACAACACTCAGTCGCTCAAACAGTCCTGCCATCCCTTTAACAAGAGGCTCAAGCTCTTTCATTGCCCAAGCAATTGTTTTCCAGAAGCGCGCAAAACCCTCCTCACCACCATTCTTGGAGAATGTATCCAGCGAGGCAGTCTGAGCGTTTTCTGCGCGCGCTTGTTCTGCGATAGAGGATGTGCGAGCGGCATCAATGCCCGTGGAAGCTCTTCCCTTCATCAACTTACCGACAATCGGGAGGAGTTTATCAGAGTAAACATCTCCCTTTTCCATTGCTTTAAACAGAGCAGCGGTGGCGTCACTACCCTTCAACTCTCCACCGTTAAGGATTTGCCATGCTTCTGCGAAGATTGGTACAGCCTCACCAAAACCTGTTGCTTCTGATAGCTGCAAGCGAAGTTCTTCGCTTGTAATCTTACCTTTGCTCTGCATTTGACTAATTGCGCGTAGACCTCTTTGCATACCGAGCTTATCAGCTCCGCGAGTTCTACCGAATTCAGAGAAACCTTCAAACACTCCGAGACTTTTCTCATAGCCCATAGTGTTCATACCAGAAGCCATGAACTGACTAAAGATAGGCATGGTTTCTAGGTAATTGTAGCCAACATAATTGGAGTGCTGTTTGAGCCAATTCTTAGCTTCATCGGCACGATTGCCAAAAATAGCCCCAGAGGAAATCTCTGTACTCATCAGCGTTTGGTTGGCTCTATTCAGAGAGGCCAGACCATACATGCCACCAACGAACGGGAGAGAAGCTAGACCGTATCGGGCAAGAGCACCACCAGCACCACCCATTGCAAGGTAGTTTCCGCGTTTGATCCGTGCTTCACTTACCTTAGCTTTAGCGGCCTCCCTGCGTAGTTGAGATTCCTGTCTGCGTGCCCATTTCTCATTCTCAAGTAACCTTCTCTCTTTGATCCTATCTAGATTCAGTTTTGCGATATTCTCTCGCGTCTGAATCTGCTGGGTGCGCTGTGCAAGGTTAGCGGCTTGCAACTGAAGCTTCGCTGCTTGAAGTTGGGCATTTGCGGCGGTGGCTTCGGTTTTATTCGCCTTCGCATAAGCTCCAGATTTAATCTGAGACTCAAGCTTAGATAATCCCGCGAGATTGTTTGTACTACCCTTGCTGGATACTCTACGAAGATTGGAGTTTAACCCAAAGACAGCTTCATACTGTTTCTGCCTGTCATTGCGGGACATTCCACCACGAGCACTGGAGATGCCTAATGTTCTGTTGATATAATCTGCTGTAGGAACAGACTGCATCAGAGACTTACGCTGCTGAGGAGCAGATTGTCTAGGGGTTGACCTATTTCCTGCGACTCTCTGTGCTACTACAACAGGACCAGTCTCAGCCAATCTCTTACGAGAGCGGGTGAGTCGGTTGTTCTCAGCAATCTCTTTATTTACAGCGATTGATCTAGCTTTGCTTCTATTGTTTTCGGCGCGAGTAAGGGCTTGTGTTTCTTTGGTGAGTTGCTTGAATCCAGAAACAACTCCGCCTTTAGTCGTCAATGGTTTACCAACACCACCTAAACGCTTCTCAAGATCGGAAAAGAACTTATCCACACCCTTGAGAGATTTCTTATCTACATCAATCCCTATCTTTGCGTAAAATTCACTTACAGGGGTTGTCATTCCATCTACCTCTTAGTGGCTTTCTTCCGATCTTGTTCAGCCTTTTGTTCTGCTTTAGCCTCTGCTTCAGCAATCTCTTTGAACGCATCTCTTACTTCAAGATATTCAATGTATTCTGTAGCAACTTTGAGAGGATATTTATATCTAAGATTGTAGAGAGTTTCTATTGGATTTTCTGTACTGAAGATGATTCGGTATACTCTCCAATCTCCAGAAAAGTTTTCTTCAATAGCTTTTACTTTCTCTTTGGAAGCTCTTAGTTTGTATTCCTTCTCTTTAGGCTCGCTTCCACTGGAAATTATTCCTCGGTGGAAGCGTCTTCCCCGTTTGGGCCTTCTTCACCCTCAAAGTTGTAGGCACAAATCTCTTGGAAGAGCTGGTTCATCTCTTGTAGCTTGCCACGGAAGTGGTTGTTGAGCTTCTTCTCATCAAAAGATGTACTACCGATACCACTACCCTTAGAAATGACATCAAACATCAGTGTAGAAGTAGGAAGGCGTTCTTGTTGCCAGCATTCCAAAACACGAGTTTGAATATCCCAGCCTTCCATTGCAGGAAACAGTTTTAGGGTGTAGGTAGTTGCGCCAACAGTAGTAGTTTTAACGTCACTCATATAAAACCTCCAATCATCCGAATAGGGTTAGGAATTGCTCCACAAGAGAATCACTAGATGTATCCTCGGAAGTCAAATCCCATTTTGATGTATCACACAAGAATGTCCAAGTCTTAGAGCCGGCGCTTCCGGTCCAACTTTCCTCAGCCATTCCTTCCAAATATGCTTCTGAACTTTCAAAGACAACACCGTCTCCGGTCATATCTCTAAGGAACAGGTTAAACTTAACCCCTCCTTTCATTTGTCTATCCAGCTCAACAAGCATTGCTAGAATCTTGTTTGTTTCGCTACCATAAGAGACAGTGATTCTTACTGTTGCACTCGTGTTAGCGTAGTTTGAAATCTTTGTAGGCTTCCCCCAAATACCCTGGATTTGCCTAGCTTGTTCCATGTTTCGACTTACTGTAATATCTTCCCAGCCTTCAAGGGTTGCACCGGCGTAATTGAAGACTACTTCTTTAGGTCTGTATGTTCTTTGCATTATTTACACCAGAGCCGCTAGAGCGGTAACAATTGCTGCCACGTTAGAGGAAAGATATTCTTCAGCAGAGTTGCTACCAACATAGATAATTGCGTCTGTTGCTCTCAATCTCCAAACTCTGGAAGTCTGTCCTGTGCCGGAGAAAGAAAGAGAAGGTACTTCTTGTACCCAAGCACTTGCTGCATAGAAGCTTGAGTTTCCACTATTATCTTTGACAGTAAGAGGGAATCTGCCTCTACCGCTTGCTTGGTCAATGTTGTACAGAAGTGTAAGAATCTCGTTTGTACGACTACCTTGTTGTAAGGTGATTTCGATGTCGTAAGTTAGATCGTTGCGCATTGTCCTGTATACTTGACCATCGGCAGTGGATTTTGCTTCTGTGACAGGAAGAACTTTTGTAATGTTTACGAAGGTTTCTGCTTCAACACCTTCAACAGAGAAAATCCCTGCGATGTTGATACTTACATCTTCAGGGGCATAGCTGTAGAAATCTGACATTGCATCCCCTCAAAGCCTTAGAGATGAGGGAGAGTATTAGTCTCCCTCTTGTATTGCTTATTGTACGTAATACGGATCGACTGTGTAGCCAAGATCAGCCAGAGTGGATTCAGTATCAGTATCAACAAAGCCTGCGCCACCGATGTGCTGTTGAAGATCGTTACACACAATGTTCCAAGTTACCGTGGAAGCCTCGGTGCTATAACTCTTGGCAGGGTAGTCTTCAATGTAAGCAAATGGAGCAGTGAAGAAAGTACGTTCACCACTCTTTAGAGTCACTTGGAAAACCCAGTCAAGGTTTCGAGAAGTGCGGTCGTTCTTGTGCAGAGCAGAAAGAATGTCATTTGAAGCACTACCATCTTGCAGAGTAACCGCAATAGATGCGTTACTGCGACCAAGTACAGTACGTGCCATGCTACCGTAAGCACCGATGGACATGGTGATAGGGGCGCCCTCGGGCGTAACTTCAAAGAAAGTGCCATCTGCAACACCCTCCACGACGTGAGTACCACCGCCATTACCAGTCCACGTAATAACCATTACGGTATCTTCTGGTGCATAGCTATAAAATTGAGCATTAGCCATTTATTTTATTCCTTAGTATTCCAGAGAACCGAAGATAGTGACCTTGTGAACAGCACCTGCAAGGATTGCCACAAAGCGGAAGTCCCCGAGAATACGGTTAGCCTTATCGTTAGTGGAAACAGTGAGGATGTTCGGGGAAGTCACCGTGTATGCCGGGGCAGGGGCGATAGCACCATTAGTCACTGCTTGGTTCAGTACAGAACGAATGGCAGCCTCAATCATGGCGACGCCAGCAGCAGTCATCGGAACCTTTTTATTACGAACCAGAAGACCAAACACCGCTTCTTGAATTCGAGCAGTTAACCAGCGTTGCGATAAAATAATATCCGTCCACTCACCACCAACTTGTTTACCCGGATCGGTGATATTCACGCCAGCAACAGTTCGGTAGAAGTTCACATGCTTGGCATCCATTATAGAGATCTCTTGCTCTGTGTAGTTAACAGCAGGAACACCAATCAGTTGCTTGAATGCCCAAGTCGTAGAACCAACAACTTCATTCAGAAGCCACATGTTGGCAACGTCGGGCCACTGTACAATGCTGTTGTCCTTAATATAAGAAAGGTGAGTACCCTCATAGCTGAGCACCATTAGACGAGAAGCAATGTCAGTGTCAAGTACGCCATTCAGGACATCGGTGCTTGCAGTGGCAGCGAAGAACATCTTTTTCAGACCTTCAATCGTTGCAGCAGCAGATTCGATATCTGCATCAGCACGACTATCAATAGCAGCTCCAAACCATTGACTGTTTTCGTCGTTTACAGCCAGAATGGCATCCGCATAAGTTTCACCGCTCACTACCGGAGTTAGAGTGATATTTGCAGTGGCAGTCAGAACCCCGCCAGCCACAACAGGAGTTACATTGAAAGTGCCAGCACTTGCATCAATCACTTCAAAGATGATGCTGTCTTCAGCAGAAAGAGCTAGACCGTTGATTACGTCTGCAAGTGGCACTTGGTCATCGGCAGCTTCGTAGGTAGCAACGGGGATGCCGTCTAGAAGCACTTCATAGGTTTCAGCAGTCCCTGTAGGAGCTACAGCAAGAGCAGACGAATAACCGGCTTCTTTACGACCAACAACGACAGTACCGCTCACCAGAGGTTGAGAGTAAAGCGTTTGAGCCATTTGGTAAATCTTGGATGCTGTGGGGAAATCCGCAGCAATTGCCTCTAGGCTACTATAAACACGAGAGCGCTCAGTAAAGGCAGCGTGCTCACCCAGCAGCAGAGGGATAGAAAAACTAGCTACCGAGATAGCTTGCGTGTTTCTAGTAATATTTACTGAAACATAACGATCAAGTTGAGCCATTTAAATTCCTCGAAATCAAGGGAGGGGAGGGATTGTTGTAATGTCGTTCTTCTCATCCTTAATACGGACATGTTCCACCCAGTTAACAAGTTGGGTAGTTTTATGATTAAAGGAGAAGACAACATCTACGTTAAAACTGTCGATCCAAGTAACAGTGCGGAGCTGTGGAACTCTTCGGACAGGGGTCTTTCTTGTTGGGGAGATTCCCTTTACTTGGAATATCTCTCTGACAAGCCTGTTTTTGTTGATGTTTTCAAAAAATACGTGAGACAACTCCCCTGACTGAGAGCCGATGAACTGAAACCTTACAGTTAGTCCATATTGTTGCGTGTAAACTAATCCAGTCTGCGTAGCAATAGCTGTAGATTCAAATGCTCTGCCAACTGCAAGGGTGCTAAGGACATTAATTACACAGTAAGATTCACAAGGTTCCGCACCATTTGAGTGAGAGAAGATAATCCACTCATCCCCATCTGTGTTTTGGGTAGGGTATCCGAGAAGTGCAAATGCCTCCTGAGTCCCTTCTAAGAGGAAGTCTTCTAGGTCTGAATACAAACTCATTTCTTCCTCTCTGCAATTCTCCAATCAACCTTACTGAGAAGATGACCAGTTTCGATAGTAGGATTATCAAAGCCTTTTAGAGCAACAGTTACTTCACTGTTCGAAGGATTACTGAATTCTTCCATTACTCTTTGAACAAGAAGAACTAAATCGGGGCCAAGTTTCTTAAAGAATCCATCCCAAGTAAGTTTCTTAGCAAACACAAGCGTTGCATTAGCTCTAACTTTCTTCTCAAGCCATCCGTTCTGTCTAAGTGCAGCTTCGAGAGCTACTGTCATGAAGGGTCGTGGTGGAGTAACTGTTCCATCGAAAGCTCCTCCGTTAATGTGACCTTCTTCCACCCATTGGGCAATCTGAGCTAAGGGGATTCCATCACTTCTGTCGTTAATGTGGAAACCATCCCACCAACCAACATCTGTAGACTTGTTTTGTGCCGAGATTAAATTCTTCTTTACAGCTTCCCAGTTCTTTTTCTTTGCAACGACCTTGGAGGTAATCTTGATAGCCATTAGTTTGGAGTAACCTCCTCTCTAACTGCAACGTACCGCGCATGAGGGATGCAAGCTGAGGCGTCATGGAAGTCTTCTTTATAAATCTCATACCAGAATCCACGATACTTGAATCTATCGGCAGGGTGCCCACCAACACCTTGTTGCATTACTCTCAAGTCAGCCTCTTGGCAAAATACTTGTAGGAATGATCTGTTTCTCTCTGCTTCTGGGAAGTTCAAAACTTCAGCAGGGCGCAATGGTTGAATTTTCAGATGACGTTCAAATGTTTCTGGCTCTGATTCGACCCACCTACCATTCACATACTTACCTTCGCCCATCCGTGTAATGGTGTAAGGAGTAAACTTGATTAGCTGAAACTTCATTAGAAAAGCCCTCTAAATGTCAGAGACTTTCCACAACTGCATTTACGCCTACATCTACAACTCTTAATCCTACTTAGCTCTGGAATAATGTTGTCAGGATTTAGATTATTAGAACACCAATCTGACCAAGAGATACCAGCAGCGTAAGGAGTGATATTCAACTGACTTATAGAATTTACTCCATCGAGGAGTTTGTTCAAGTAAGCCTGATAATTCTTATTGAAGTTATTTGCAATTGTTTCTAGACCAACAGTCTCTCGTGTATTCCATCCAGACGACATCGCTAGAATTGACAGACCTAAATTTCCAATAGCTTTCTTCCAGTTCCAATCAAAGAACTCTAGAATCTCAACATACTGTTCATCTGTCATCATGGGGTAGTATGGGTTACCTTCAATATCACCAAGAAGGATTTTTACCATACTTAGAATCTTTTCTTGATCGGGAGTTAAATAAACGGCCATCGTTACCCCTCTAAGGGGAAAGCTCCCCGATTAAGTTACTTATCTTTTGAAGTTCGGCGTTGTTGAGTAGCCTTCACAACAGGAACTTCTTGCTTCTCTTCTACTTCAATCTTTACTTCGGTTTTAATTCCTTTCTTTGCTTCAACTTCTTCGATACGCTTTTCTAGTTTTGCTAGTTCACGATTCACAAGAGTTGCAAGGTGAGCAAGAGATTGGAAATTTAGGAGTACAGGGATTTCATCATCTTTAATCATTTAATTCTCCGATAGAAAAGGGAGAAAGAGAAATCTCCTCCTCCCCTTAAATCACCTAACTGACTTAGGCAATCCAGCTACGAACAACAGACGCCGGGTACAGCATGGCGTTCAGGAAGTTCTGCTCAGTCATGATTTCAATCAGATCGTCCTTCTCGTTGGCATATTCATACCAGTAGCTACCTTGAGCGCGACGGTTGATGGTGCTGAAGCGATTAGCCGGTGCGAAGTAGGTCTTGAAAGCACCACGGATACCAACAGGCATGAAGCGAGCTTCCTTAGCTTCGATGAACGGAACAAAAGTACCGTCACGATCATAGCCAGCATCACCAGCGTCAATGAATGTGATGCCGAAGATGTTTACAGTGCGGTAGATACCGTTAGGACCGAAAGCATCAACGTTACCGACCAACAGTTGGCGTGCCAGCGGCACATCCAGAGACATCAGGGAATTGGTAACGAAACCGTTAGCTAGTAGGGCGTTGAAGTAGTCAGTACCACACAGAGCAACAACACGGGCAGTACCAGCCACACCACGAACACCAGCAAGGACTGCCTTGCGGATGGCTTCAAGCTGAGCACGGGGGTCAGCAGTGCCTGCGAAAGTGGTGATCTGGCTTTCGGTACGGGAGATACCAAACTCGGTGTAGAAGTTGACGGTGGGACCATAGGAGGTACGCAGAGTACCCTTCGGAGAGTACACTTCGCCGTCCACCAGAAGCTGCCAGCGGCCAACTTCCATAGTCAGATCATGAGCAGAGCGGAGGTTTTCCATCTTGCTAGCACGGACGTTAGCAACGCTCTCCAGTTGCATAGCAGCAGCCAGAGACTCAACAGCCACTTGACCGTCAACATCGTTAGGGGTGATTGCATCGTCCAGAGGGAAGTGCGGGATTTTCAGTTGCAGAGAGCGAACTTCACCACCAGCGATGGTTTGGTTACGCTCATCCCAGTTACGATCTTCTAGAACGTGGGCGTTACCCACCTTCTGACGAATTTCAATAGTCTTCTGACTGGAATATTCCGGGGTGAAGACACCTAGATCATTCAGCAGGTAGTTAGCTTTTGGTACTTCCGCCAGAACGTCAGTAAAGTCAACCCACTGATTCAGGTTATTACGATTAATTACTAGAGCCATTTATATCTTATCCTTTTATGGGTTACTTTACTTAGTGACGAGAAGTGTAATGCCTTGCTGATCCAGAAGTTCACGAAGAACCTCAAACTGTGCATCAGTGAGAGCAGCACCAGCAGAGTCTTGAGCAACTTGCTTGATGTAGTATTCTTTCAGTTGCAGACCACCAGAATGACCTACAAAGCCGACAGCGTTAAACTCGCCATCAACAACAGCGTTCGGAACGAACTCCGGGTTGTAACCATAATGATCGCCATAAATAACAGCAAACTCATTGGTATTAACCAGAGCAGTTGCGTCTGCGATAACGGCGTAGGTTTGGTTACCAGCAACACCCTGAGAGATGACCGGAGTCAGAGCACCAGCATCACCAGCCACGGTAGCGGTCAGGTCGGTTACGTTAGTGTTCGGAGTGGCAGAAGCGAATACAGCTTCGGCTGCGGTAGCGCCGGCAACAATGGTGTAACCAGACAGAGTACCGGAAACAGCAGCACTGCCAACAGTTACGCCCGTAATGAACGCCTGAGCAATCTGAGCAGCAGTAGCGCTACTGGCATCGGTGATGGTAATCACACGACCAGCAATAGTAATTGTCGCGTTCTCACCAGCAGCAGTGACATCTTCAAAGGTGAAGGTTGCAGTTTCGGTGTTGTTGAAAGCAGGGGTAGCCTTGGCACGGAATACAACTTGACCAAGCTTAATAGGAGCAGAAGCAGCCGGAGGGGTTACGTTAACACTTTTGCGGGAGTAACCAACGCTCGGGTCTAGTTCATGTACAACAAGATCGCTGAAACGCTTGCCAGAGATAGTTTGAAAAGCCATTAGTTTATTTTCCTTTAGGAGAGGGACAAGTACAGGTAATTAAATGCCACGATCTTTCATGGCTTTACGGGTGGCCTCGACAGCGGCTTCAGCAGCAGTCTTGGTGTTTTCAACAACGGCCTCTGTTGCAGCAGCACTTTGTTGTTGGAAAAGGTCAGAACCTTGAACAGCGGCGGATTGCTTAGCAAAACCAGCACGGACAGTTTCAAAGGTGGCGTCATCAAGAGCTTCCAGAGAAGCAGCTTGAGATTTAGCATCTTCTTCAGAAAGACCAGCAGCAAACAGAGAGGCTTGCCGATCTTTCAGTTTGGCTTCTTTGGCTTGCAGAGCAGCTTGTTCTTCAGAGGCTTGAGCCTTAGCCAGAGCTTCGGAGAGAGCAGCTTCCTTTTCACCAAGGGCAGCCTGTAGGGATTCCATTTGAGCAGTAAGCTCAGAGAATTGAGTAGCAAGTGCGCTCATCTCTACATCTTTAGCGTCTATAGCAGCTTGCAGTTCTTCTAGTTTCATGTCCGGTTTACCTTTATTAAGTTTAAACATATCTGTGATTGCGGGCTTCATAGGCTCCTCTTTGTTTTCAATTCGACTTAAAGCCACTTCTGTAAAATAATCCTGAAAGTCTTCAACCTTCATAATTTTGTCAGCCAAACCTAAAGCAACAGCTTCTTCTGCAAGATACATGTTGGCTTCAGTTGCTCTGACAGCTTCCTCAGAAATGCCCCTATATTTAGATACATGACTGACGAAATCTTGGTAAGTAACAATAACTTTATCTCGAATACCATCTAAGAAAGATTGTTTAAACTTACCATCGTTTTCGTAGGGAACCTTATCAGCCCCTGCTGTAATAAAGATTCGCTCATAACCTTCTTGCTCTAGTTTCTTGGAGTCATTGTACAAGCGCACAACCACTCCAATACTACCCAACTCTGAGCTAGGTGCTACAATCACCTCGTCAGAGATGGCAGTCCAAACGTATCCAGCCGACGCTGAGTCTCCATCTACATACGATATGATTCTTACGCCGTTCTCATCTGCAAGCTTTCGTACATACTCAGCAGAAGCAAATGCTTGGTGAGCCTCGCCTCCAGGCGAGTCAACAAGGAAAGCAACAGTCTTAACTCCGCTGTTAATTACAGCCTTGAAGTCTGCTTTGAATTGTTGGTAGCTAAAGCCACCGCAGTCCATACCCATTACAGTTACAGGACGATAAGTCATCGGACCTTCAATGACGAACTGAGCAGCAGAGAATTCTTCGCTCACTTGATAACGAGAGTTCATGCTCTCGCCTTCATCACTTAGTTCAACCTTCCTAACTTCTCGATCAGCGCTGCCCGAAAGGTATTTATTAATACTTTCAAAGTCAGGCAGTGCCATTAGTTGAGGACGATTGGATAACTTAGCTTGTAACTTAAAAAGTTCGTGAGCCATTAGTTCTCCAGATTACTTGTAGAGTTATCTTTTGTTGCATTACTGTCGGAAGTGCCGTTGCCGCTGCCTTTTACAAGTCCTTCACCAGCTCCAGACGTATACCCAGTTAGCCTCGGAAGGATGTCTTCTATTTTCTCATCCCCTTGGAATACAACAGGCATATTCGCCTGCTTACAAATCCAGTTAATGGTCTTGGCGTCGCATGGAAGCATCCCGATGGCACCAATCCGTTGGATAAACTTAGAGAGAGTTTCAAGGTCTGGAGATGACAAATCACCAAAGCGCACTTTAGGGAGAACATCTTTTCTGTTACCGTTTAAAGCAAATAACTGAGGAATCAAGTCGTGATTCAATACTTGCTCAATCTCACGAAGAGACATTTCAACAGTAAGAGAAGTTACACCAGAGATGTTCTCTGACAGAGAGTAAGAGCCAGTACCGTCTTGACCAAGTACAAGTTGTTGAGCAGACAGCGCAGTAAGAATTGCTTTACGGTAGAACTCAATAATGGAGAGGACGTTGTATGCCTTCTGCCCACCTGTTTCTACAGTACCAAGCTTGTAAAGCTTATTATTGTTCTCGTCTACGTTGCTAGGCAGGATAAGTCCAGCTTGAGCATTCTGGTGGATGTTACGGATAACCTTTTGCCAGAACTGAAACTCAGCTTTCTTGCCCTCATCAGCATTGTCATCCATCACTTCAGCAGGAATCTCAAGAATGGGAAGACCTTGGAGGTCTTTAACAACACCAACAGCAAGAAACTCTTCAAGGGATTGTTTAAGTCGCCACGCTTTCCAAGCTCCAACAAGGACGCTTTGTCCTTGAGGACTTTCACCCTTACGTTTATTACGGAACAGAAGGAATTTATAGCGAGGGATATCTTTGTAATTCAGCTCCGAGGAATCTTCTACCCTCGTGGGAGTTGTTTGATTGATACCCACAGGCTTTGTGTTATATTGCACAAGGTGTGTAAGGGATCGTCCTGTTTGTTCATCCCACTTCCAACCGAGAACTGTACGTTGGTCGATCAGGGGTAGACAACGAAGTCCAATCTTTCCATCATTGAATCTGCTACCAGAGGCAAATGTACGTCTACGGAACACTTTCTCAATAGGAGCAAATCCATATCGCCTCATAGAAACAACTTGCTGAATAAATTCCTCAAAAGGATGTTCCATATCCTTAAATAGACATTGCTCAAGGAACATCTTCTCATCTTCCAGAGAGTCTTCATACCCTTCAGGAATTTCAACATACCATGGAACTTTACAAATAGAAGCATCCACAACATCAAGAGCGGGCTGGATATCTTGATCTTCCGCCATCTTATCAAATGTGTGGATACTTCTAGGGAACTCCAATTCATGATTGCAGTTCTCAAGAATTTCTCCCCCTAGAGTGGGAACGCCGTTGAACGACATTTGCCCCAATCTAATTCTGGGGATAGGGCTATCACCCGTTGCCTCAGAAGAGGCTTCAATGTTTTCGGCCAATGTAGCCTCCTGAGAGTTTTATTTTAAAATGGGAGAGAATAAATTTACTAGAATGGTAAATTATTAGTTCTCCCGATTGCGCCTGAAGCTAGGGAGCCTGCGATGGTTGGTAAGTTTTTCTTTTGTGACAGTGACGCATACGCATCTGCAACAGCGTCAACCTGCATTTACTTGTTAATCAAGGCTCGTTAATTCCTTGACCACCCACTTTAATCTCTACCGTAGTTATTACGGGATGTAGCACCTTTGTTAATATGTTCACTTAGGAACATACAAGCTTCTCGGGAGTACGTGTCATTCCCCGGAATCTTCAAGTCTTTCTCTAGATTGTACTTGGTGTTACCTTCCTCAAAACCAAGAAGCCAATCATCAAAACCCTCTAACTTCGGCAAATCTTCTAGGAAGTTAGCAAAACACTTCCAGCGATCATCGACAAAACAACGTCCGTAGTACCCTTTGTCATCTTTAGGGTTATAGCAACGCTTCATCATGTTGCTCCAGAGTTGTTTAGCCTGTTTCCAATAAGGCTTTGATTTTGAATACTCTCCAAGATAGCCTATGCCAAGAAAACTCTTACTGTACGGATCAGAGACTTTGCCAACTTTTACATTTTCAATAAAACACTCTCGAATATATCCTGTATCATTGAACTTAACGATACACTTCTTGGCGTTCTTCTTGATGATGGTAAACTTGTGACCACTGTTGGAGATTCCTGCCTCTTGGCAATCTTCCCAGTCTTTCAGCGCGTGATGAGGTTTTGTATAATCTTTTACTTTACCAGCTAGTAGGTTTGCCCTGTAAACAAGAGTCTCGTAACCAGAATCTACAAAAGACACTAGAAACTTTTGACCTTGCTTTTCAACAACCCGAACATCCCCGTACTTGTTAGTAGGCATTACGTCGCCGATCTCAATTGCAGTTAGAGCTTTACGTCCCATAGAAATTCTCCTATATTATTAACTTAGTGGGTGCTGCATATCGCTATGCAGAGCAGACTATCTCTTCACGCTCTAAAGCGTGCTCCCCGTTTCGGGCCACTTGACCCTACATAATAGTCGTTACACGTTCCTATTTCTAGGCTTCGCTCGGGATTGTCTCTTTAAATTCTTATAGAAATGTTCCCCGAATTAGAGGAGTTTATAGACGACCAGTTTGTCAATCGTCTTTATTCTTCCTTTCTCCTGTGAACTGTTCGAGTTCATCAAAGAAAGTATCATTCCAAGGACCCTCGATATAATCAATAAGCCCCATCTCGGCAGCAGTAGCAAACGGTTGGAAACGTAAGACTTTACTCTTACTCCCCGTCCCCATAAAAGCAGGGGTAAACCCTTCATACTGCAAAGCCTTCAGTTGAGCGCCGGCTGCAATCTTACCTGCTTGTCCCGGCTCCTTCGGCAAGAGAATCTTGGTTCCATAAGGATCTTTTCGGGCACAATCAATGATACGCTGCATTACAGTCCCGTAGTTTTCGCGGAACCTTTCGACATCAATGATTACATACCTACCTTGCTTTGTGCGGGCCATTAAAACGCCGGCAGAAAAATCTGGATTTGTATTTACCTCTGAGGGCTTACTTCCAGCAAGGTCCCACGCACGAACATAGGACACAAACTCTTGCTCGTGGTACTTTACAGGGAGTGTCCAATCCTTCTGAAAGAAATTTGAAACCTCCTCTTTTACGTCCCAACTCCCGTAGAGGTCGCGCTCGCGCTTTACACGCTTCAGACCTTGGAGGTTTGCGAGGTAGCCAGGGTTTGCCCTGAGCAACGGCGGGTTATCGAAGATGGTTGCACTGATAAACTGCAAAGAAAGTGGTCGGCAATGTTGATGTTCTGACTCATCTGGGATAAGATTACCATTCAGATCACGATTACCGTACTTCTCTAGGAGTTCTTCTCTCGTGTCAGCCCAGATCATTTCACTAGAATCACGAATGAACCAACGAATCTTACCGTCTCGTTCTGGGTTAGGGCGACCAGAGTTCTCTTCGCCTTGTGGAATAATCCACCAATCAATCCAACGTCTAATAAATGATGTTGGGGAGGGATTGCACGAAATCCAGAGCGAGGGCTTCATCTTCGCTTGTGTGCGAAGACGAGACAAAATTACAAGTACATTTTCTTCAGAAAATTGCGTACCCTCATCTAGCATTGCCGCACTAATCTGCAATCCACGGTATTTCTCGGCATCTTCCTCTGTATCCAAGTGCCCAAAGGCAACTTGGCCACCAGAAGGAAAAATCCAACGCATCTCCTTTGCTTTATACACAGCATCTGGGTATACGTCTTTATACAAACCTTTTGATTCGTCAATAACACCACCAGCTTTAGCTAGGGTTGTCTGGTGTTTACGAATTACATACCCTCTGTAGAGAGGGTCTTCGACCCATCGTAGATGGCGCATAAGACCGTTGAAAGTCTTACCACCACCCATGGCTCCGCCATAAATGATGATGTCAGCATTACTTTGTAGGAACATGGCCTGCTTTTTACTAGCAGGCCCAAACACTTTCTTCTCTTCTTTACTCACCCATCCCCCTTTAAATTATTTAAAAGGCTGCGTGTCATCTCGACAAGGCATGAATTTAAATAAACAAGGGCGTCATCTCGACGAGCCTTAATTCTTTCAACTGAAAACCAATTATACCTTACTTGAAGACAGTAAGTCAATACTTATCAAGAATAAGTACACTTATTAAGAATAAGTTGCAATAAATTCGTTCGTAATCTTGTTACGATCTCTTCCAGTAATTCCTCGAATAGAGACTAGAACCTTGAGGGCATCCCAACTCAGATCGTCTAGAGATTCCTTCGGAAGTTGCACACTCTTAGGTTCTACGCTTGCAATGACATTAGGGAGAGTTTGCTGACTATAAGCCTTGCCTCCCTTCACATCTTCAAGGGAAAGTTCTCGTGTCAGAGTCACTTCCATCATCATTGTCTTATAGCGAGGCATTACACTTGTATCAACTTCACACCCATCAAGAAAAAGCTCTTGTAGCTTTTGTGTAAACTTAATGGGGTCGTACTCTCGTAGGACTACTCGTTCTTTAATCTTTACATCTTTCAGTTCAATATTCTTTGACACTATCTCCTCCTAGAGAATCTTATTTACGCTTTCGTTGGTTTGGACGTGTAATCTGCACAGAACCTGCTTGTGAAGCCATATTGCCTCGCAGGGCTGCTACAGCGTCATTTGGATTGGTGAAGATTTTAGCATCTTGCACATATCCCCACTTACCATCTTCTTTTAGGTACTGGTTATAACCATCAATATGTGGCTTCACGCACGCATACTGTCCGCGAACGCTATTAAAATTACTTTGTACGTAAGGCTCTTTAATCTGAATCATTGTAGTGTTCCTTTCTCTGGTAGACTATCTAGGGTGTATGGAACTTCTCCATCAGAGATAAACTCCATAGTGAAGCGAGCACCAGTTTCTTCAGACTGTGCATCTTCCATATCTTCTTTCCCTTTAGCGGACAATCCGTTAATTGTAATTTCTTCTGCCAGAGCTGCCTTATTCACAACAACAGTGTTCTGTAGAATCCACTTTGCTGTAGCGACAGCTTCTTTATCTACGGATTCAGTCTTCAGAGACTTCTCAATCACCGCAAATGATTCAGGATTAAGTGCTAGCAGTTTGCTCTCAATTGTCCGTAGACGACTACGCTTCAGACCTGTCTTACCACTTCCCACAGGGCGGCCCGCAGGATTGAGACTCTGCATCCCCTTGTGGAAGTTGGGATTGCCCGGCCCACGTTTCTTTTTATCTGTCATAAACCTTTCCTCTCAGGAATTACATCCCACAAGGACGTTCTTCCCACTTAATGTGATAACTTCCAGTACCTGCAAGTTGCAATGAATTCTTGAATAGGGATTGAGGGACTTTCACCCTCACTCTTTCTTTAACGTCTATGTGGAACAAAGACGACTCCTTGTCGGGAGGAAATAAGAAAACCCACAAGAAGTGGGTTATAGAAAGCCCGATGCTATAAGCAGAGCGGGAACTTGGATTAGGGATATTATTTAACTTTCTAAGTCTTTGAATCTTAGACCTGTGCATCCCCATGAGAGGAGCTATTGCATAGTCTGAGAGGCCCGTTTTACGAAATTCAGCGATAGTTTCCAGATCATCTTCCGTATGCCCCGAAGATAGACCTGACCATGAACCGAATTCTCTATTATACTTGGCGTTACAGGAACGAGAACACAGAGTCTTCAAACCTCTCATGTGCCTTTTCTCTCGCTGGAACTCTTTTCCACAATAAGCACACCTGCAATCAAAATAGGTTCTGCCTTCTATATGCGCCTTTGTTTTAGCTTTATGTTCTTCTATGGTAAGAACCTGAAGATTGTCTAAGGAATCATTAGTGCAGTCATTATCAATATGGTCTGCCTCCTCGTTGTCGGTCAAGTATCTCCCAATATTAACGCCTAGAAGATACCTAGCATATGCGATGGTAGTCCTATCGTCCATGCTGTTAACAAGATCAAGTCTTGTCCTACCATCCTTTTTGCAAGTTCTTAGATAACCTTTGCTCCAATCCAAACAAAATGGATATTCTAACTCTATTAACATTTAAACCTCTTTAGTCAAACTACTAACCAAGCCGCAACAGGGACGTTCAACTAACCCTACTCGGAAAGTAGCTTGCTAAAGAAGTCTTACTGCTGGACGTTTCTAAAGACCGTTGCGCGGCCTTATTTCTGGAGAGCGAAGTGGGAGTCGAACCCACATTTTCAGTTCCAGTTACCCTTAACTTTTTAGAAGAAAGTTGGGACTATTCGCTCTTAATTGGCTTCTACTTTAGCTCTAATCCAGACTGAGCTACGAGAATATATGGTGCCCACACTCCGTAACGCTCGGAGGACTAATACTTACAAGGTACTTGTTATACTATTTAACTATGTGGGCTTATGGGAGGGATTGTTCGGGAATCGAACCCGAGTCTCCGTCTGTGCCGACGGTGCGCTATACCACATTATCACCAACAACCCCAAAAAGAATCTTTCTTTTAAAGACTTCACAATCCCTAAAAGAAAGATTCCCGTAATAGATGAAACTACAATACGAGAATCTTAATGCCAGCTCTGAGCGGGAGGAGGACACCCGGAGCTGACGGAGAGCTACCGTTAGGGAGTACCTTTCGGTAGCGGTTTCTGACGCAAGGAGAAAACGTCAGAAGGAGAGAAATCAAACAATACGATTTAACACCACATGAAAGGTAAGTCTAACATATATTTCTATACAAGTCAATAGGTTGATAAATTATTTTAATAATATCTAGTAAGGTCTGACTTGACGAAAAAGACTTTCAGTTTCTGTGATCCCTTCAAACTGGTATTCCCAACGGAACACAGGTTCAATCATTTCTTCCTCAGAAATCAGGATGTGCTTTAGGTCTTCTTCGTCAAGCTGTTCTAGGAAGTCAGATACTTCCTGATAAATTGTATCTGTAGTCATATTTATTCTTCATGTTAAGTGAATCCTCCAAATTCGTTAGAAACTTTGTATACTATACCAAACTGAAGAAGAGTTTGTCAATACTCTTGAGAATCTTTTTGAAAGATTTCTGGCTTGCCTGTTCGGTGAATAACATATTGCAGCGCACCAAATCTTTTATAAAATGATCCAGAGATAGCCTCCCTCATTGAATGACAATTTTCTCCACGAAAGAATAGTGTCGGGCCACTGTGAAAGGAATACACATACCCACACTTATAAAGCTCCTCAGCTTCTAGCAAGCCTTGAAACCAAGCACTACGTTTGTTCTTCTTTTTAAACACTTTTCAACTCCTCTTTAGATTCTTGGAAGAAGCGTGTTCGATTACAATGGCGCCATCAATGGATTCCCGAGCCGTCTTATAGACAGAAAACTCATAATTAGTAAACGGACTAACACAACGCCAATACTTCTTGTGTTTACAAAGCCAATTTGGATGTGCTTCGATAAAGTCCATACGCTCTTTGTCTTTATTCTCGTTTACTGTCTGCAACAAATTACGAATCACAGCAATTGCACGACGCTGGTCTGGTGTTCCCTCCGAAAGAGCACACTCGATTTCTTTAAACCACCACTGCCCTTCATTAAACTCGTTCATACATCTTCCTCCACTCTTCATATTCTCCGTAAGGATCAAGACACTCTAACATAAACCAGTAGAAATCTTGATCCAGATACCCGTTGTATATCCCATCTATGAAGATTACATGCTCTCCTGTGGGATGGTTAGGATCAATGTAAATCCTACCCACTGAAATGTCAAGATATTTTGCTATGAAGCAAATTTCTTTTCTGAAATCTTTCTGTTCCTCAGATTCGTAGGTGTTTAGGTTTATTTTCACGTAAGATCACTTCTTGTCAATTTTACAGAAGGTTGTGTCACCTAGAACAGTTTTCCACGCTTGCAGCATGGCATCTCTAAGGTCATCCTCTCCGCTACTCTTCACGATTGCAGAATCGTGGTATGTGAGGATAGTGTATCCTTTCTGAATCATCGTATCAACCACTTCCATCATAATCTTACTATCCGTGTTCTGGAGGAACACACCTTGGTCAGAGAAGAATTTCTCTGCAATCCAATCGTTATGCTCTTGAACAGCATCCAACACGAACTGCGAGCTAATTTTCCCTAGGCCAAAGAAGTCTTGTTCCTCTGTGGTTTTCCCTGCATCTGTCCTAATCTTATTGGATAACCCACTGATTGCTTGCTTCCTATCAACGCTGTTCATCCCAATCAGAATGGCCAGCTTGGACAGATTCCGAAGAGGGTCATGCTTCTTTCCTGTGAGTTTTTCTTTATAACTTACATCTTCTTGGTTAACAGGTACAAATGAAAGATCGGCACCATAAGGGCTAAAATCCTCCCCCATTACGTCCTTGACGTTGAAGCCGTCATATGAGTACAGAATCTGATAGCATATATTTGGATGAATTGCGCTGTAATCAAGCTCTACTACTGGCTCATCATCAATAGTCAAGAATTCAGAGCGAAGCTTCTGGGGTAGTAACTGTACTCCGCCACCCTGTGCATAGATTCTTCCGGCGATCTCCATAGAGTCAAGGAACACCCTTTTGTATTCCACATCGGCAATAGCCTTACCATTGAACTTGATGTTTGCTCCAGATAAGCTCTCATTAAATTCCATAACTTTACTCCTGATTTCTTTAATACCGACTTTACCTTTTGTGCTAAGAGTTTGTTGTGTTTCTCTATTCCGCACTTCAACGCATTCCGTCTTCTCTATCTCATCCCAGAGATTCCCGAATTCTTTGTTTGAATTCCACAGTTCTAATGCTCTGTGACGAAATACTACACAAGAGGACATGGTTCTCTCAGGAACCCTTTTACCATTCTCAATCTTCCAAGAGATGACATATCCTTTGTAAATGTCTATGTATGACTTCTCTTCAAGGAACTCAAGAAGCCCCTTAACTCCTCGATAACCAATATCTAACTTATTTCCCGTGTAGGCGTTCTTGTCAAGTGTAATCCTGAACCCTTTAGCATTCTTCTTCATAGCCCTTGCCATGTTAGATACAAACCACTTAACACCTTTAGAGAATTTACCATCTGTATGACTAAGCAAGCTATCCACAACAGATTGGTAGTATTTGGATTCGTGATAGAACAAATAGCTTCTTACGCAAGACAGAGACAGGGAGTGTACCTGTATCTCATCCATACTGCTTAATTCATAAATCAATTCATTCTTACTCCTGTAGATAGTAGAGAGAAGGGAGAGAGGTAGAGAGAGGGGGGCTACCTGTATTCCAGTACAAACTCCTCTGTAGCCCGCATGGCTGCTGGGTTTCTCAAAATTATTGTACGATTATTAACCAATCCGTCATACCTCCAAGTCCCTCAATACTAGCACGGAATGATGATAAGTCAATAGGCTAAATGATAAATTCTCCCTATTACTCCTCCCACACCCAATAGAAATTATCCACTACTCCATTCTTGACTCCCATATCAAGCACACGCTAAGATGGCTGAAATTCAACAGAAAGGGGCTAGAAAATGACTAAAGAACGCCACCCAATGTCCTCTTGGTGTGCCTACACATCTTTCCTAAAAGAAAAGCTAGGTAGACGCTTGACGCAAGAGGAATGTTCTGAGATGATGCAGCTCTACATCGTAGGAGCGTCTGTTGAAGATGCTTTGAAACAACTGGAGGAATGATGAAATGAGTATTGACAAAGAAGGTCTGAACGAGGCTATTAAGGAGTACCTGAAAGAAAATCTGACATTGACAGTGGACACGTCAGAGAACTATGTTGGTGATATGGGCGGAGGGAATAGCCTGTACAAGACCAGTCACGTTTTACATTTGTGGTTGGATGGGAGTATTATTTCTTCAACGTACATGGACTGATCGCAGCTCTCAGGCTACAGAGTAACACTATTCAAGGGATATCGTATCTCAAGGGCCGCAATAGCGTTTAAGAGGCGATCCTTGCTAAGAGGTACATACCCCCTCCTAAGCAGAGAACGTTCAACCTTGCCCTCTGTAGGAAGGGGTATAGCGTATTTAATCCATATTACGAGAAGGCGGAGTGTGTTTTCAACAGAACAACCAGATTATGACTGGGAATATTACATATTGCACAAAGAAGCCAAGGGGATTTGCAAATGACTATGTACTGTGAGTTTTGGTGTTCACCGCTGAGGCAGGAGATTTATTCTCAGAAATTTATTTCCGCTGGGACGTTTGACACACCACTTATTGATGAGATTAAAGAAAATTATGTAGACACATTTGGGGATTTCTGGTCCGATGTGTTCGGAGGTGCCTATGCCGAGACAGGCGGACTATTCAAAGTGCTATGTAAGATCAACGTAAACTGGCAATTTAGCTATGATTGGGAAGGTTGTCCAGATTACGATGTGCAGTTTGAGATTGAGGTGCTTGGTAACAACAAGTGCGGATCATTTGCCGAATTGAAGTATACTTGGCTTGAACTTACAGGACGATCTGAGGAATATAATAACAAGATGATTGACTTATATTACGAGGCAGATCAATGAAAATTCAACCCATCTTGGACATCAGTAGCATTGGTCGATCTGAATTTGCAGACATGAATAACATCCTTGAGCAGAAGCGAAAAGATTTCTATCGTGCTACGCTACGTTGTCAGGAACAGTGTATTCAACAGCTCATTGATGCGGGACTTGATCCTTCAGACTTTACTCTTCTGGAGAAGACAGAAACCGAAGATTGCATAATGACATACAAATGTTGGGCTGAACGGAGAATAGAATGAGGACATTTCAGAAGTATGAGCAAGGTTACGCTCTGTCTCGGGGAAAGATGGAGCGTGTCATGGTGCTCAAAGAGGGTGATGTTTGGACTCAAGTGGTGTACGTTAACCGGGGACACTATTTGTGTACTTGCAAAGGAAGGGTGAAAACTGGCTGCATCCTACCACTACCCAGCACAAATTCTTGGTGTGGGTCTGTGTAGCTCTCAGGCTACGAAACAACACTAAACGAGACATATTGTGGCTCAAGAGCTACTGAGGAGAAATAAAATGAGTAACATCAACATCCGTCTTAACATTGTACGATTCTTTATCATTGCAGCATTTGCAATGCCCATCATCAATCCTAGCAACGAAAGTTGGCATATTATCACGTGGCTTGGTCTGGCTGTAGCTGGGATTACGCTACCTCATAATGTGAAGAAGGAGGACTTTGAATGAACATTCTTGAAGCAACTAAGCATCAAGTAGAATTTGAGGAATACTTTGAAGCCTGCTGTGCAGAATCTCGTAAGCTAGGGTATGTTCATCCAGCAGTATTCCGCATTGATATTGAGGAGTGCTATGACTTCGGCTGTAGCGTACAACAATGCGTTGAGGAGGTGTTCTGATGGAACGTAAACCTTTATGTAGGAATGATATGTTTGAAGTATTCAGCTATTCCGCTCCAGCGCTTGAAATTATTATGACAAACGACAGCGGTTGGATTGTAGTTGAGGACGAGGATTCAGCAGAAATGCTCAGAGATGCCTTGGAGAAATTTCTAGAAGGTTTTCGGAAGTAGGAGGAAGAATGAAGAAAATTATCGTAATCGCTTTGTGTGCTACCCTATTAGGTTGCTACCAAATTACGAATCGGTGGGATATTGAGCGAGCCGTCCATATTTGTGGAGGCGTCGAAAAGATTGTTGAGATCGAGGTTCTTGCGATTGGTGTGGAATATGTAACTTGCAAAAACGGAAACGTCTTTAATCTGAACAAGGCAAAAATCCAATGAATAGACTAAAAATCATTAAACGACAAATCTCAGATCATAAATTCTCCCGAATCTTTGCACAAAACCTTGACAAGATCGGGGTAGCGTATAAGACAGATTCTCACGGAACCACAGTAAACAGTGCTCAAGCTGTAAAGGTGGGACGATATATCTACGCTCGTTTCCCTTGCAAGGAACAGGCGGAGAATCGCTTGAATATGTACTCTTGTCGTTATGATGAGGATTTTCCTCTAGACATGATTACATTTGTACCGTATCCTAAGCCTGTAATTCAGAAAGAGGAATTTTAATGTCTTTTGTTGTAACTGAAGTGGAATTTACTGGTGAAGATTTCGATCTAAGTAGTGTAGAGGCGGATGAGAGTAGTTTTGGTGAAATGGTGTATGCTGTTGAAGCTGAACAGGAGATTCTTGATTGAGTAAAGAAGTAGAGACAGTCGTTGTAAGCTACCAAGAATTTACAGACTACGAGTTCATTCCACCCGCATCTTACTTCATAATGGATTCTCTGCAGAATTATGTGTTTTACAAGACTTCAGATCGAGCGAAGGCGCAGAATGCTTGTGATGAGAATTATGGTAAGGGCAGGTACACTGTTAAAGCATCAAAGATTACAAAAGGTAAGATTAAAAACGAAAGTGGTGAATACACAGTCCGTGGGACGCAAAGTCGGAGGAAATAAAATGAGCTACAACGGAAAGAGTAAACCTTGCAAAGAATATCGCTTCTTTGTATATGAAGACGGGGATTTCCGCTACTTCAATAACGTAGAAGATCGAGACAAGTACGCAGATGAGATGATCTATATGTACTGTGACGATGGTTGGAATGAGGATGTAGAACAGATCATCTGTGGTGAAATCACCCACACTTGCGAGAAAGTTAATGTTGTAAACCGTCCACCAGAAGACGAGATTGACGAGGATGGTAATGATTCAGAAGGCAATTACTGGGCGGAAGAGTGGGAGTCTAAGTGTGATTATGAAATGATTAAACTGGAGGATCAATGATTACTGTAATTCTAGCAATTCTACTTATCTGTATCTGTGTAGGTTTTGGGCTTGGCACAACGACTATTTTCTTGATGTCCATGCAAGCTACAACTAAGGAGTGGTGGGATCAGTATCAAGAATACTATCAAGAACACGCTGAAAATCCTGTAGAATACTCAACATTTAAAGTGCTGTTTTATCCTCTAGTATTCTTCATGGTAATGTTTGGATATCCTGTGATTGCTTATGGGTTGTATAAGAAATATAAGCGAGGTTATAATAATGGTTAAAAACGATAAATGGTTTCAACATGAGGGGCTGGATCGCACCCACACAATCCTTGTAATGCTGGATCAACTTCTTGGATATGGGGCTGACCCCGAGGATGCTGAAGATCACGTACATCCGAGTATTTGGAATAAAGAGTGTGAAAATCTTCTCCGAGAAGCTACTAGAAACCTCGCGGAGTTGTATCAAAAGATTGGGGAGTGGGATGAGGGTGAAGCGTAAATATAAAATTGCCATGCTTGACATGGCAGAGCGGTTTGGTCAGACAAGTTACGCTAAAAGGTTACAAGTGGGTGCCTTGCTTTTTAAGAACGATTCAATCATTTCACTCGGTACAAACGGTCAGCCTCCGGGCTGGCCTACTGAGGTCTGCGAAGATGAGGATGGACATACTTTACCTACAGTAAGACATGCAGAAGACGCGTGTCTACAGAAACTGTGGAACAGTCATGAAACTGCTGAAGGTGGTATAATGTTTATCAGTCATGCACCTTGCCTCTCGTGTGCCATTAAGCTTGTCACGGCAGGCGTAAGTGAGGTAGTATACAGGCACGATTACCGCTCAGCAGAAGGATTGGAGTATCTGGAGTCTAAGGGCGTAAAGGTGGAGCAGTTTAAGGAGGATTAATGAAAGTACAGGAATTGATTGAGTGGTTGAAAGATTTTGACCAGAATGCAGAAGTGGTGACAGTTGAGCATTTGTCCAGCAGTTCGCACTACGAACAAGGAGGGACGGCCTACATTGCGCCGTTTGATCCCGAAGTCACCCGGGAGTTTGAATTTATCCTCTACAAACAGGGTAAAACTTGGGAATATGAAGTAGATACAAAAGGAAATGCTAGACTACTTCTTGGAGTTTATAATGGCTAAATGGTTCGTATCAGACACTCACTGGGCTCATAATAAAATTCAACAGTTCTGCCCAAATACTCGTATCCAAGGGACTCTTGAAGAACATGACCAAAAGCTAATTGATAACTGGAATTCTCAAGTGTCGTCTGGTGACGATGTGTATCTCCTTGGGGATGTTTCCTTTGCTGGAAAGGAGCGTACAAGTGATATCCTGTCCCAAATTAAAGGAAACATCCACCTGATTTATGGAAATCATGATCGTCAACTGTCTGACCCTGACTTCAAGAAGTTCTTCCGTTCCCGACAGGATTATAAGACTATCCGTGTAGATGGGATTAAAGTGGTGATGTTGCACTATCCTATTCACGAGTGGGAGCAGATGCAATATGGGGCTTTCCATTTGTTCGGACACGTACATGCTTCGTATCAGTTTGGACGTGGACGTTCCATGAATGTGGGTATCGACGCTCGCCCAGATGGTGATATGATGTTGTGGAGCTGGGAAGAGATTAAAGAAATCCTTTTACAGAAGGAAATCATTAAGCATCATTAGGAGGATTTATGTTTGACGATCTGGTAGAAAAGAAGCTTGTACAAAAGAAAACCTACCCGAATGGTCTTTCTATTTACAAGTATAAGAAAAATGTCTTCTGGGATAACCTCTGGCACACTGACGAGCGCCTACTGGACGCTCGTGGTATGGTGCTGGACGAGGAAGGTAATAAGGTGATTTGGCCGTTCACCAAGGTATTCAACTATCAAGAGAATGGAACTACCCTCCCTCTTGATAAAAAGGTTATTGCTGTTCGTAAAGTGAACGGGTATCTTGCTTGTGCGCGCTGGTGGAAGGGCGAGCTTATTGTAAGCACTACAGGGACTCTAGATAGTCAATATGCTGTGTGGGCAAGAGAGCTTCTGAAAGGGAACACCCTTTTCTCAACTTTCCCGCAAATTACCTTTATGTTCGAGATTTGTGTGGAACAAGACCCCCATATCATTGATGAGACGCCGGCTGCCTACCTAATTGGTGCCCGATCAACGGCCTATGGTGGCGACATGTGGTCAGAGGCTGCACTGGATGAGGTAGCGGATAGATTTGATTTTATGCGCCCTTTTTGGACGATGACAGCATTTGGAAACGTTGTTGAAGTAAAGAAGAATCCTAAATGTTGTGTTGAGGGTTGGATGATCCGTGATGTAGAAACTGGTGAAATTCTGATGAAGGTTAAGTCCAACTACTACCTAAGCAAGAAAGCTTTGATGCGGATGGGAGATAAGCGGGTAGACATTCTGTTTGATAATCCGTCCCTAATCAAAGAATCCCTTGACGAAGAGTTCTGGGGTGTGGCAGAATTCATCACTCAAAAGTTTTCTAAAGAGGAATGGAAAGAAATGAATGATCAAGAGCGGCGTAAGGTTATTGAGGAGTATTTCAATGAATAAGACTTTGTATCTGATTCGTGGAGTTGCCGGCGCTGGAAAGACTACGTTTGCGACCGACCTTGCAGAAAGTCTTAATCTTGCGATGTTTGAAGCAGATGATTATTTTTATGATCGTGGAGGTAATTACAGTTTCAATCCATCTCTCTTGCACAAAGCTCATAACGAGTGTCAAGACAAAACCGAGGCGTGTATGATGCTCGGTCATGGAGTAGTTGTTTCTAACACATTCACAACAGAGAAGGAACTGAAACCTTATACCGATCTTGCTAAAAAGTATGATTACAGGGTGGTTTCTCTCGTTGTAGAGAATCGACACGGAAATAAGTCTGTACATGATGTTCCTGAAACCACTATTCAAAAGATGAAAGACCGTTTTAGTATTAAACTGTAAGGAGGGAATGTGAGTAGCGGAGATAAGTGGTTCTTTGGTTTCATTACATTGTGGATAATCTTGTGTGCAGGAGAACCTGACCTGTTGGATGCAATCTCTAAACGGATTGCCGGAGAAATTATTTGTAACGTAAAGGAGAATTGATTATGAAAACTACAGACACCAGGGTAAACACTAAAGTGTTACAACTGCAAAGTGTTATTAATTTTATGCACGAATTGGGCTATGAATATCTCCCTGTGAGTCACGTCTTCCAGAGCGAGGCGTGGGTGAACCGTGGTCGGAAGGAAGTGAGTTTACGCAATGCGATTAAATTGCACAATGCTGTGTATGATGAGATTCATCAGCGCTACTTCAAAGAACCTTTTGGGGATATTCCTCCTGACTGGTATTCTTCTGCGAAGAAAGCGAAAATCGTCCACGTTGCAAAATTGCAACACAGTAAGCGGAAGGGTTTGATTGTTCAGGGGCATGTGGTAAAATTTGTGAATGCTGACAATACTCAATATTTTATTAAGGGGGAAAGGAAGTGAGCGAGAAGCATGAGGTCAGTTGCTGGCATTGTCACGAGATGACATCGTTGGAAACGCGAAACGAATTTGATGGCTGCTGTTGGGCATGTGGAGCTGAAATCGACCTTGAGGAATACCTTATCCATGCGATGGATAAGCACGACGAGCATTACGCCGCCCTGTCTGCCGTGACCGCCGAGCGCGATAGGTTGATGACCGAGGTTGAGCGGTTGAGGGCTTGTATAGTAGCCGACGACGTGAATTTTGATCGGCTTGCCAAAGAGTACAAAACGCTCCAAGCCGAGCGGGACCAGCTCCGGGTAGAGGCCGACGCGCTACGGAATGATGCAGAGCGGTATCAAGTAAGGCTGGAAACGATCCGAGCGCTTTTCCCTAATGCGCCATCAGATGCTGAGCTTGACATTGCCATCGACGCCGCCATGGCTGCAAAGGAGGGGTGTGATGGTCCGGTACAGAATTGCCAAGGTTAAGACTGTGGGGATAGACCCGTTTGAAAAGAATGACAAAGCTCAGGAACTTCTGAAACGTAAGTGCTTTTATGGGAACCCCTCTAAGGAAAATAAAGCAGTTCTAGATTTTCCAGAACAGAAACGCATATGGGAAGTTGAAGGAGAAGGTGAGTGAATAAGATTCTCTTTGGTAAAGATAAGAATGGTGGATTCAAAGAGTGGCGAATTTCCGTCTTTGGGGATGTGATTGCTATCACCCATGGGAAGGAAGGTGGGAAGATGCAGACCAAAACGGAAGTGATCCAAGGTAAGAACATTGGCCGATCAAATGAAACCTCTCCCGAACAACAAGCTATTCTGGAAGCTGAAAGTCGTTATAAAAAGCAACTTGATAAAGATTATCGAGAAAACAAAGCAGACTTGGAAGAACTTGAAATCCTTCCGATGTTGGCTAGTGACTATCATAAGCAAGGACATCGGATTGTCTACCCATGCGTTGTTCAACCAAAGCTTGATGGTTGCCGCTGCTTGGCTATTCGTCACGAAGACCATGTAGAGCTGCGATCCCGTGGAGGTAAGGAGTATACAGTTGCACATATTCAAGACGAACTTATGTGTGTGATGAAGGTTGGTGAAGTGTGGGACGGGGAAAT